GTATACCAAGTATATGGAATTTGAATAGAGTAAAGACGCAAGCTGAGGGCGTTAGTTATAGGCTCAGACAAATCAGCTGTGAAATCAGTTGACATTGCTTCAGTTCCTCCAGAGGCTTGTCTAAACTGACTATCAAATACTATGATGCGGGATGTGATGTTTTTAAGATTTGGATTCAATGAATCTTGTGCAACGGGTACTTGAAAAGTATTGCTGACACCAAGTTGCTCTTTTTTCATTGGAACATGTTGATTATCATAAACATCTATTTTTTGAACACGATCTGTAATCTTGTCTCGTTGAACTGCATCATTTTGTTGAAGAGCTTGATTTTTCCACCAGTTTTCTGTTTGTTTGCCAATGGGAGTGTCATCTGCGGCATCATACCCCTCATCTAAATCTTGCATATATTCAATTAATTTTTCTTGCATTTTTTGAAAAAAAACTGCCATTTCAGGGTTATTTTCATCACGAAAGCGTTGAATATACGCTTCTGTTGTACTAGTTATTTCTTCGTCATTAGGGGCGTCATTATTTAACCCAAGAATGGTTAGCATATCTTCTATGCTATAATTGTCAATATTAGTATCAACTTTTTGGGAATTCTGTGATTTTTTTTCAGGATTGGACATATTATATACAAACACTATTATAACATAAAAAAAGTGTTTATTATCTATTTTGTAAAGTATGTATTTTTACGCCTTTTCTCCAGAATCTTCAACGTTGCCAATTCTTTCTTTGAATTCGCCGATAAACGCGGTTTCTATTTCACCTTTTAAATCCATACCCTCACAAATTTCATGTTGGATGAGTTTCTCTGGAATTAAACTAATTCCAGGAAGACGTTTTGAATGTGATTTTCCCTTGAATAAAATGTGGTCAAGCACCTTTAAAATTGCAGGATTGTATTTTTGGATTTGCTCACGATCTAAGCGATATTTTCCCTTGTAAGTATAACGGTTAAAGTCGCCGTTATCATATATTTTGTAGTATTTATCCGTGCACACTGTATTTCTAATTAAACCGATTCCTTCAATTCGGTTAAGGGTGTTGTTCATCTCAACAACGAAAATCAATGAATGTAGAGGTATTCTATCTTGAATCATTTGTCGGTTTCCGTAAATGCAACCAGTTATCCCTTTTTTTGCGCGATAGGCTTCATGTTCATCCCATGTTTGCTTATTGAAACGTGTTGACATATAAAACATTTGTTTTTCCCTTTTTGGGATCTATATGAATAAAATATGTTGTGTTCAATTATTTTTATGTGTAAAAACAAATCAATTTTTAAATTATCATATAATATGAATTTAGGATCTCTGCAAAAAAATATCAAAACTATTAACAGTAGCAGTCAAGAATTTGGTTATAAAAATAGAATTCAAAGAAAATTTCAAAATTATCAATTGAAGCGTTTAGTAAATCTCTATCAAATGAATTATAAAAATGGAGTTGCGCAGGGATTTGGAGATTATCTAAGAGGGTGTTTTTTTCTTTTGCAAGTGGCAATGTTGAATAATTTAAAGTTTGATATGAATTTTGTTAACCATCCAATTGGAGAATTTTTGGAGATAGAGCAAGAGCAAAGGGAAGAAAGCGTTGACTTCAAGAATGTTTATAGGTATATGCCAAATAACATAGATAAGATGCACAAGGAGTTTTATGGAGATTTTTGCGATCATTTAAACTTGCTTCGTGATCAAAACTATTATTTATTTTGTAATAGCTACCCAATAACACAAATAACAAATATGCAAAGACAGGTTATTCTTTCAAAAATAAGACCAACAGAAGAATTGCAAGATGCAATAAAAGATGCTGAAAAACAATTGGAGTTGCCAGAATTTCATGGCGTTATTCATATAAGAACTGGTGACGCATTTATTTTAAGAAATAATAAACTGGACCCAGTCACCGCTTCAAACATATGCAATCAAATAAAAAAGTATATTTCGCCTGCTAGACAATATCTCTTATTATCAGACAATAATGAACTTAAAAACTATCTTTCAAAAAATATGCCAAATACCAAGATTATAATTAATGATATTACTCACCTAGGTGAATCAAAGAACCCTAGTTCTGTGTCTGTTAAAAATACACTGGTTGATTTCTTCCTAATGTCTAAAGCCAAGAGTATAATTTCATTTACTATGAATCCTCATGGAACCAGCTTTAGTGAATGGTGTGCAAAATTATACAATATATCATATAGTTGTCAATTATTAGATGTGGCAAAACGAAATTGGTTTGCACTTTAAATAGCACGAAATTAATAAGGAAAAATGTTCAAAATAAATTATATGATATTATATACCATATAATGTCAAATTCATGTTGTATATGTGGCACTGTTAGAAATTGCGGTCCTTATTTAAAAAAAATATTTGAAAATATGGAAAAGGTTGGTGCATTGTTTGATAAATATGTTATTATTTTGTCGTATGACGTTTCAAATGACGATTCACTTAATAAAATTAAATCCTACATGGCAAAAAATCCTGATAGACTTTTCTTGCATATTAACAATGATCCCTTATTTCAATATAGAACTCATAATATTGCAAAGGCTCGCAATAAATGTATGGATTTTATACGCGAAAAGTTTGCAGACTATGAATATTTTATAATGATGGATTGTGATGATGTTTGTAGTAACAATGTTAAAACAGATATAATTAAATATTATTTGGAAAAAGATGAGTGGGATAGTTTATCTTTCAATAAAAATCCATATTATGATGCATGGGCGTTTTCAAAGTATCCGTTTGTATTGAGTTGTCATCATTTTCGTACAACGCCAATGTGGGGGCAATTTATAAGAAGGATGCTAGCTGGGGCAAAACCTAAAACATTAATTCCGTGTTTATCTGCATTCAATGGGTTTGCAATATATAGAACGCCAAAGTTCATTGATTGTATTTATGATGGAAGAATGCGCCTTGATCTATTTCCTCCAAAGTTTATTGCTGCAAATTTTGCTGTTGCTGGTAGATTTGTTCAAAAACCTCATACAAGTATGGTTGAAGATTGTGAGCATCGTTCGTTTCATATGGAAGCGATTAATAAAAATCGGGCACGCATTATGATTGCTCCAGAAATTGTATTTTAAAAGTATTTGAATTATTGATGATGTATTAATAATTCAAATTTTTTATTTGATAATTTTTTATTTGATAATTTTTAAAAGGCCATCTCCTCGTAGAGCTTTGCACCGAGGCACCTGTAGCGCTCATTCTCCAGCGACTGAAGAAGAATTCCCCATGGAGTGCAACCCTCAAATGCGGCCATCCCCTGCTCAGTAAAGAGGTTGAGGAGAGCTGGACTAAACCCAGACATCATGGATGCATTCTTGACGCTTGAAAGCGCTGGGAAACCATTAGTGGACCTCAAATTCCAAAAGAGCAGATGAGGCGCTGCAAATGGGCGTCCCCACATGCGCATACCTAGATCATGGAATTGCTTGACAATGGATGAGTACATGTCAAGGCCCTCATTCTTGTATCCAGATTGGCCATCAATCTGCATGTCGGAGAAGACGGCCAAGACGAGGCCGCTCACATCTTCAGGCTCAAGTTTCTTCTCCTCAATGGCATCCAACATCATCTTCAGTGCCAGATGGAAGTTTGTATTCATGCCATGACCCTCGTGCATGAGGACGCCAACCATATCAACAAAGTTGTCATAGGCGGTCAGGTCCGTCCATGTAGGATGCGCGCTAAACGCCAGGACGCGCTTTCCAAGCTTTGACTTCTCGGCAGCGCGAATACTCAGCGCAATAGCCACATGCATGGGATCGCCCATCATAGATCCAGAGCAATCGCACATGGGGACTATTTGATCCAGCGCCTCAGTTAAGGTCGCACTATCCCTCCACTGCGCGTTCAACAAATCAATCTGTGACTGAATTGCTTCGGGTACATTATATGCGGGTGGCTTGTCTTGAGGTCTGTCATAACCGCGCATTCTAATTAGATTAAATGCCTCCTTTGTAAAATCTGCCATTCCAATCCTCTTTCCCTTAATTGTTACCTCTCCCTTGACAGCCTTTGCCAAATACTCTCGTATATTTTCTCCGCACTTGATACGGTCCTCCAACTCGCTCCTCTGCGTATTTCCGTCACTCTTGACATTAAGTAGCGCCTTCTTCTGCTTGTGCATTGTAACAGACGTCACATTGTTCATGTCAATGTCTGACCAGCGACCGCCCGCTTGTAGAATCTGCGTTGTGCCAAGCTTTGCATTGATGCCACTCACAATCTTGCGATATTGAGTCTTGCACTTCTTGACAGCAGATTCCCGCTTTGCAACAGTGGTTGCGCTCAAAAGGTACTCGGGGAAATAGCGAACGGCTAGCTCATTGAAGATCCAACCGAACTTATTTGACTTCTCGCGAGGAACCCACTTTGAAGCCAATGACTCTTGAGCGCCGCTTGCAACGTCTCCACGAACCTGATCATTGATGAGCTTGAAAGCGTACTCCATGATCGGGTGGTCGGCCCCAAGTCCCTTGCTCCTGCAATAGTTGCAGAAGTACTTGATGTCCTTCCAGGATCCATAGGGATGAGCTTGCTTCTTGTCCTCCTGTTGTCCCTCCTCCCCCTTCACCGTCTGCATCTTAATAGGCGTGACGCAGTTGTAAAGTGCATACATTCCAAGAGCTGGACAAAACTCATACCAAGTGAGAATCATCATGTACGCCAAAGCGTACTCGCCCTTGCCATCAATGATGTCGCGCGTCTGGCCAACAATCTTATAAAGCGTTGCGAGAAGAAGCTGGGCCTCTTGTCTCTCCACACCACTGAGCTTTGCCTTAATCTCAATAAGAAGCTCAGCTAGAACAGTGCGAAGCTCCTCAATCTTTGTCTCATCTGCGCGGGTCACTTGGAAGTGAAACTGCACAACCCTTTCTTGTAAAGAGTTGGACCAACCGCGTTCAAGATGAGCGTTCTCACCGTATTGGAGAGGAGTAAAAGTATCAAGTGCGTTAACGAGTGCTGCCATGGTTGATACATTATAATATGGTTACCGCTTTAAGCTGTTTTTTAATAGTCTTTCTTTTAGCATTTAAATATTTCAAATAGATTTTTTTAGTTTTGCATGGTTCCCTAGGTTCTTTTTCTGCACTAGTTTGAGGGTTTTGCGGATCCGTCTGTCTAGAGTCGGTCTCATAAAATAAAATAAATAGATCGTTAAGGTCCTGAAACATTGAGATGGTTTTTTCAAATGAGATGGAGTCTATTTTCTTAATGGATGTAAGAAATTCGTCTCCTTGACTCCTAATATCCGCCTTGTATTTTATAAAAGTTTTCAAATTTATTGGCTCAAGCGTAATATTGTATTTTAAGATGGATAAAAGAGAATATTTGACGTGGTCTTGAATAACATTCTTCTTTATTAACGTCAATACTTGATCACCCGACAAATAGTTTGGCTGCCTCATAAATATCCTTTCCTCTTTTATTTTATCAATATCGTTGTTTTTATTTACGTAGATACAATGAACTTTAATTGACTGTAAATCTTCGCGATAATATTCCTTGTAATCTTTTTCTTCGCGTTCAAATTCTTCAATCCAACTAGTATCTAAATTGATTTCTTTTTCTTCTTCAACCATGGTTCTTTATTGTATTATAATCAGCAGTTATAATACAATTTTTAACTTATTGTTTTAGTAATCATAGTAGTTATTTGCATCGTCATAGTCTTCTTCACTATATTCGTAGTCATTGTCTCCGCGAGGAATTTTGTAGACGCGATCATACTCGCCTTCACCGTGCAATTCGTCGTATTGTTGTTTTCTCAACTCCCAACTGTTTATTAGTTGTTGCAAAACTTGATTTGCATCCACTTCCTTTTCTTCGTCATGCGTATAATATCCATGATGTGTATTATCTCCATATTTTTGGACTATATTGCGGTTCTCGTCCATATAAATCAAGACGTGTCCTGGAGGAATGCACTCATGGGTTGCAATTTTCTCTTCTGGCTCGGCATCTTTTGTAGAAGTTGCGGCCTTGTAATCTAGACCATTGGTTGCGTTTGCATTCACATTTGCAGTTGCACCTTGAGGCGCAATCATTTCGGGAAAATCCGCGTCACTCAATGAAAAGATTGGCTTTGCGTTCTTTCCTCTAAATCTATTTTGCATGTCACTAGCATTATTATTTCTGGATTGATTTGAATGCTGCATATTATTTTCACCCGATCTTTTATAGGGGGCTTGAGTCTGCGGCCTAGACTGAGATTTGAAAGGATTGCTTGACATATTTTTGTTATGATGTTATTGCTGGTATAAGTAAATATAGTAAATTATCTTTAAACTATTATAGTTGATGTTTAAAAAGTTTTGTTAAAATGATTCATACAAATATCATTTAAAGAGTTGAGCACAATATTAATTACCTCCTCACAGCCATTTTACATAACTAAAATCTTTCTTGCGGTCAGAAGAAAAAATCGTGATATATATTTGCAGGAGGTTGCAAATCGGGGGTCTGTGCACAAGTATGTGCATGCGTGTAAATTTGTACATTGTGCGTACAAATTTAAGTAGAATAGAGTGAAGAATATTTTCTATAAATACTAGAAAAATAGGGCGATTAGCTCAATTGGTAGAGCGCACGCTTAGCATGCGTGAGGTATCGGGATCGAAGCCCGAATTGTCCATGCCGTATATAAAGAAACTTGTACATAAAAAATTGCAAATATTTATTTTTGCCATGTAGGTTCAAATACTTACATGACAACATCTCATTAATAATGATAATCTGGTGTCAGCTTCTCAAATGTTTCATAAGACTGATCCAATTCAAGAGCATCTTCTGATGTTAGTGTACAATGATTATTGACAGATTTTATTATATCTTCCAACTGTTCAACAGTTGACACGCCTATAACAATCTTGTCATCTTGTCTTAATTCCGAGTGATAAAGCATCCAATCAAATGCCTTTTTGATAGGTGCAATTTCTGGGTTTATATTTAAAAACGCGTTAACTCCATTTAATATTTCCTCCTTCCAAAAAATATTCTGGTATATTTTATTATTTTTAAAGCGAGAATCATTTAATAAATCAAGTGAGTTAAACGGAATATCGCGATATTTTCCAGTTAGCAATCCACCAGCCAAGGGATTATATGCCCAAAAATCCATATCGTATTCTTCCAATACTGGAAATACCTCTTCCACTTTTCTACACAAAACATTATACATTCCTTGGTAGCACATTGGTTTTATGAATCCTTCTTCCTCGCTTAGTTCCAATAAATTGTTCAAAGCATTTGCATTAAAGTTTGATATGCCAAAACGAATAAACTTGTCTTGTCTCCAAAGAGCAGTCACTGTTTCTAGTGTTTCTTTTATAGGCGTTTCGTGATCTGGACAATGTAAAAAAAAAGTATCCACGCTGTCTTGCTTCAAATTCTTCAAAGATTCTGTCAGTTGTCTTTCTAAGTTGAAGGAAGAAAGACCTCCAAGTTTTCCAGTTGTAAAATCATTTTCAAACCATGGATTTGCCTTTGTGGCAATCAATGGTTTTTTAATCCCATTGGTTTCTAATATATTTCCTAATATTTTTTCACATTTAGTGTTTCCATAATAATATGCAGTGTCTAATATTGGTGCGCAACATGATTCTTGATAAGTTTTTATTATTTTAGTATACTCGTCAAATTTATTTTCAACGCCTTTTTCATTTAATGATGAGTGCTTATAATTAATGTTCATGGTGCCTAGTATAATTTTGTCCATTGGAGATATATATATAGTTTACGTATTATTTATTGATTTTAAACCAATAAAAAAATAAAACAAAACAAAACCAAAATAAAACAATTTTGTACAACCTTTTACCTATTTCCAGATGCTAGTCTTGCGGAATGCCTTAGCGGCGTGACATTTTCTGCAATCGCGACATTTGGTGACACGTCAACGACAACAGCGCGCTCTATATTTTTCTCGCGAATAAGAGCTTGAATGGCTATTCCACAGTGAGTCCTGGAAAGCCATGTCCTTGAAAATGTGGGTGCACCCAAAGGCTGCCATCCTTCTTCCAAAAGCTCATTGACAGCAGACTCAAATTCTTCCATATTTTTTTCAAAGTTTGAATCACTTTTTTGGTCAGTATTAACTGGTTTAAACTCCTGATAAAACTGCCACTTGGTATAAACCGTATAGTATTCCAGGACCTTGCTTTCCTCCAAGTGAGAAGCCATCTTGCGACGAGTTGATTTTACGCTGTGTAATATAATTATCACAGTGTAAAAGCATTTCAATTTTTTTATAAAGAAAATAATGTCTTGTTTATATTGGTGCATATATCTGTTCTGGGGTGTATTTGTATATAAACCACCAACTATCGTATCCGTGAACAAATGCAATAATAATTAGTGCTAATTTTGAAAAAATACCGAGAGATTTAATTGAAAATGCCAAATAAATTAAAAACACAAAACTTAAAAAATGGAATAATATTTTCATCCATTGATAAAAATCAATTTTCTTAGGGTGCGCCATTAATTATTATATATATTATCTTTTATAAAATGCCCAGTTTTTAATTTTCTCTATAAATACGGAAAAAAGTGTTGATTTTTCTTGACATACATCGCAGAAAACCATAGACAATAGTATTCTTTTTTCTCCATCGGCAATAGAAGTTGCTTTGTGTAAAATTTCAGAGCCCTTGAAAATAATCATGCTATTAGGCTCTAGTTGAAGTGTGTGCATCGTACCTTTATACATGTATTGAAACTCATTTTGGGATAAACCATTTCCCTCTTTATTTTGATTAATTATGGATATAAGAGAAACAAAACGATCTCCATAGTAATTTGACAAATCTAAATGCCAATCAATATGATCGCCCTTATTGTTGTAAATTAATAGTGAACAAGCATTAGGATCATGCAAAGGAGTGCGTTGAATTGGTTTTTGCATTACATTTGATAGAGCATCTGTTAAACTATTTGAATAGTACAACTCTAAAAAGCCATTGTAATCATCATTTTTGTGCAAATTTAAAAAGTCTATTGCATGACCTTTCCTGATAATTGTATTTGAGGATTCGTAGGTTTTATTCATAAATTGAGATTGCAAATATTGAAAAAATTTTGGATGTAAAATGTCTTTAACAATCACAACATTGTTTATTTTTTCCGCGTGATAATTTGGATTTATAAGCGGGTGATATTTTTTTTCTAAATTCTTTCCTTTTATGTAAACTTCATGCAAATATTCCTGTACTGATATATCCTTTTCATTTACGAGCGAAGTGTGATATAATGTTGCAAATAATACAAATAAGGCGATGATTATAACCAAGACAATTATAATAATAGTTTGGTTTGTTGGCATTTTCATTTTCATTTTCATTTATATATGCCAACAATAATAAACTTTTCAAAATTATTATTATTATGATATAATAAAAGAATGGATTTAACAAATAATTGTTACAAGTTTGAAAAAAACATGTATACCGATGGGATATTTGAAGAGTGCATAGATGCTACATACGTAATACATTTGGAGGGAAATGGTAGATATGATTCCATTCAAAAACAATTACGAGAATATCATCCAACAAACACTGTTTACATTGTATTTAATAAAGGGTATAAGAATTGCAAAAAGGATGATCACATAAAGTTACCTGCGCAAGATTTAACAAATGCATTTCTTGAAATTTTTAAAGATGCAAAAATTAAAAACTATAAGAATATTTTAATTCTTGAAGATGATTTTATGTTTAATGAAAAAATAAAAGATCCACTTCATCAAAAAAATATAAGCATTTTTTTAAAAGACAATGAAAACTCCAATATTCAATATTTATTAGGATGCATACCCTATTTTAAAGCCCCATACATATTTAATACAAATCATTGTATAAATGTTGTTTCAACTGGAATGCATGCATGCATATATACAAAATCAAATAGAGAAAAAATTCTAAAAGAAAAGGAAGAAAATATTAAAGATTGGGATACCTATAATTGTTTTAATAGTAGAAGATATGGATATTATACTCCAGTGTGTTATCAATTATTTCCTGAAACTGAAAATTCAAAAAATTGGGGATATGAAACTTTTTTACTTTCAATTCTTGCAATAATACCAAAAAAAATTTTTAAATGGTTAAATTTAGATACACAGGTAGAGCCTGGATATTCTTTTTTTTATTTATTTTCAAATATAATGTTTTATCTTTTTCTTTTTATAATATTTTACACTTTGTATACAGTGTTTAATTATTTTATTAAATTAAATAAACGTATAAAAGGCAAAGGATAGTTTATTAAGATTGTGTTAAATATCATCAATGTCCACTTCCTCTTCTTGCTCAACTGTTGCACTAGGTACAAATCCAACAGCCTTTTTGCCAAGATCACCCTCAATAATCTTTTTAAGTTCATCATTAGTGGTGCCATATTCAAATACCAAACTTTCATCTCTCGCGCCTTCTCCCGCTGCAGCTACAGATAGATCATTTGCAACAAGATGCGACCAATCTATAGGAACGGTTCGCTTCAACTCTTCACGATTCTGTGGAGTATATACCTCCAACAGATCGCACACTTCCATCCCGTTCTTGTCCACCTCTGTAGACCATTCTGCGCGACTTCCAATGAGAACCCACGTCCCGACTGCAACAAAATTATCGCGCTTGCCTTTTCCACTGAACTTGCCTCTAATCATAACGCCTCGCTCTTTTCCGTCGGCGCAAATAGCGTTGAACTTGTTGCCAAACATTTTGGTAACAATTCCGTATATTTCTGCTTCTTCTAGAGAGATGCGCAAGTTGCGCCCTTTCTTTGAAGTCTCATTCTTTCTTGCGAACTTCTTGTGTCCACTACCACCAGTTGTATTCTTGACCATTTTGTTAGCTTTTGGATGCGCTAGTAGTGTATACGATTGTAATTTTACTTTTATATCATTATCATGTTTCAATTTTTTATTTTTTGGTAATCTATTGCTACCATATTTGATTTAAATGTGCCAAATAAAATATCAAAATAGGGAATAACAATGCAATAATTGGATTTTAAGAAACGATGATGGATGTAATGCAAATCATATATATAGTTGGAATGCACAAGGATTCCCATAGTTATGTAAAACCATAATACTAGATTCAACTCCAATTGTGTGAGACGCACAAATAATAATGGCAATTCCAAACAGGCTGCAAGTGATATGTCATCTATTGACGTAAAATAAAAAGTGTCAAATGGATAAACAATAACATTTGCATGGTGTTTTTTGTGCACTAGGGCATACAAATATCGCGAATGTGCTGCGCGATGATATGCGTAATAATTTAACTCTGCGAGAACGGAATAACACAATATTGCATAAACGGATTGAAAAATGGTATGGGATCCGCATGGAAGCAAGGAATTATAGATATAACAAGTAAACAATATTGACTGCAATAAAAGGATTGGAACATTGCGCGCCATATCAAGGAATTGTTCCCTAGTTTTTTCAAAACTATAATTTGGATTTATATAAGGTTTGTTTATTACCCCGCAAAAAGCAACAGATGTAAATGCGGAAAGAGAAAACACACCAAGAACCATTTTTGAAGATTGAATAATTGTATTAATCATTTTCTTGTTAGATAACTACAATAAAAAAATATTTTTATATTGTTGTTATATCAATTCCATTGAATTAATATTTAACAGTCTCCATTTCATTCAAATAATCATCAATGTCTCCAAGTAAATGAGATCCAGCATACTTGTCATAAAATGCTTTCCACGTAATTTCTTGAGAAATCTCCTGGATATTTTTGTCTTGTGTTTCCTTTTTTTGCTCATCTGGTTCTAAAGCATACCTGTCATAGAACTCTTCGTGCCAATCATCGTCTTCAAAATCAATGCGCTTTGTATCCCCATTTGGAACACCTTTAAATCTGGCAAGTCTCTCTTGCCAAATAGGCGAGAAGGACGCATAATATTCCCAGTGATACCAATAAGCCTCTTTCAAATTCAGCTTCTTTCTTCCCAAAGAGAAGAGACCAAGCCTCTTGCTGAAATCAATGTTGTATTTGCATACGAGGGGCAAGGTTTTGTAACCCCGACCTTGATCTAAATTGAGATCAGCCATCTCTTTTGTCTTGAAAATATCAATTTCTAGAGAAGTTAAAGAGGAGTAGACGTTCTTCCCCATTTTTAAATTTTGATAAACAGAGAAACATGTTAAAATCTTTGACAGCAACAGGTGTCTCGTATTTTTATAAACCTTCTTGGCCTTTTTATAAGAGTTTGCAAACTTGTCAAATGGTTTTTCGGCTGCTGCGCCATTGTTAAAATGTCCTGTTGCAATGGTGATTAACAGATCAAGTTTTGCATCTGGACAATCTTCCAAGACAAACTTTGAAATGTTCTCGTAGTCTTTCTTTTCTAACCATTCTATCATCTGCACATTTTTCCCAAGAGATGTCAAAATATCGTTCCCTTCAACAAAGTTCTCATCAATGTCAAAGTTCTGCACAATTTGTCGTAGGGCAAATACATCCATGTTAAAAGGCCTCGTCAACATGTTTACAACAATAAGACCAGGAATTTTGTCGCGATTGTCTTCTTCTCCTTCTTTATTCTCCGCCTTTTTCCATTCAGCGTATTTAACAAGTATGTAGCTTTCCATAGATGGATTCAACGTGGCAAAGAAATCGTAATAAATTTTCAAAATGATCTGGAAAATCTCTTCTTGAAATCCAGAATAATATAACTCGTAAGTCCAGAATAAGCATTCATCTTGGCTCTTTTTTTCAAGAAGTGCTAGGAGAAGTGCAAACACAACTTCTTCCTTTATATACAAGTATCGCGTAAAAACTATGGGTGGGTTCATTCTATAGTTTAGAAGTTGGTTAGAGGTTTTATTGTAATCATAGTAATCCCATTGTTTTTATATTCAATTTTAAATTTAATGATAAATTTAGCATTGAAAAAATTTATTATCTGCCAATATACTATAATGCCAAGTGCCTGGAACAACTTTGTCAAGCAGTTTTATGAGGAAAAACACAAGATGGACCCCAATTACAAATTTAAACAAGCGTTATCTGATGCTGCCCCTGTTTGGAAGAGCAAGAACCACGGAATGGGTGCTATGCCTGCAGCCATGCCTGCCAAAAAGGGCTCAAAGAAGGCTTCTCGCAAGTCTAAAAAGGCTTCCAAGTCTAAGAAGAGCTCAAAGCGCAGGCGCTCATCTGGTCGCAAGACCCGCAAACATTAAGATACGTTTCTTCCTTAATTCTCGCGCTTCCACAATAAACGTGTTACATAATAATAAATGCTGATTCACTTTTTTGAGTAAATCCGCATTTAGGTTAGTTATCATAATTTTTAAATCATCTATTGCAGCATCATTATTGCATATAGCGTCAAATAAGGCAACCGTTTCGGCAATAGTTTTCCTTTTTTCAACTCGTGGATAAGTATTCAATAATAAAAGTTTTAAAATGCGATCCAGCCAGCCCGCACCTTTTTGACAAACGGTCTTTAAGCCAAAAATTATATTAATTATTGAGGAGCTTAAAGCAAAGGCGTCCCATGTATACGCGGATGTGTGCAAAATAGTGTCAACTATGTATTCGGCTGGCTTATTAATAAATGGATAGAATAATGCCTCACATTCTTTGCGGTAACTTTCGGCAAAAGTTTTGGAGAATTTTTTAATGTGTGGATGAGCGTCAATATAGGCTGTGATAATTGCGTCTATCTTAAATGTGGAAATACTTGTTTCTTTATTTTGAGAAATATATGAAATAACATGGAATTCAATAGGCAAAAAATAGTGAGTGGGTTGGAATTGTGACAGATGGAATGCTTTTTCTTCCTTTGATGTCTTGTCAAGAGTCAAACAGGAGGTTAGGTTCTTCACGACATAGCATCTTTTTTCAAGATTATAGAGCATGTTTTGCGGAGACCAACCAAGATTCGCAATTTTATGTGATTGAAAAAAATGGATGCATGATAAATATCCTTTGAAGCCATTTATTAAATGGTATATATACATTCTTGGTTCACAGCAATTGTAAAGTTGATCAAAAAAATTTATGGTATTTGTTGGAGAATATCTAAAAAGAGCAAACCCTGCATTTGGTTGCAGTCTCTCGCTTCGCTCTAGATATTTATCATTCAATACAGAAACTCCAAGAGGTTCAAAGGAAGAAAAAGTATTGCAATACTTTGAAAGATCCTCTGTTTGGATTCTCAAAAAATTGACAACCCTGATCTCATTTAAAGTGTGTATGTCTAGTTTTTTTACTACATTGATATTCCTGTTATTTGTTCTTGCGGCGTTGCTCTTTTTTTGAATTTGAAAAAAAAGACAACTCTTAATTGGTTGTTCGTTTTTTGTCATTTATTGTTGTTATCTATTGCAAATAGATTTAATTTTGCGTTTTTACGATTACAGGCAAATAGTGTCTTTTCGTACAATCATGAAGTAGCGATTCTTGTAGGTCTTTTTGACCTTGGCTTGAATATCTTGGCTGGAAGTGATGCCGCTTTCGCAAAGCTTTGCTACGGCCTCCTGCAAAACTTCTCTGTTTGAATTGCAAAAGTCAATGAACCCATTTTGAGGCTTGAAATTGCTATCACTGACAATGGCCTTCTTTATTTGAGAATCCATTGCATCCAACAGCTCGCGCGTAACGCTGACATATTGACGGCGCTCCTTGGGTGCCCTTTTTTCAGTGCTCTTTTTTCGGTAATAATATCTTGCGCTCTTGAACATCTTGTCAAGAATGTCGCCTTCGTAGCCTAAATTTTCTAGGCGGTTCACCTCGTCTGCAACGGCCTCATCATTTTCATCAAGCCATGCGGTCCATGCATCCTTGAATGCGTGGCGGTCGTCGTACTGATGGATCTTTGCAAACTGATTTAGCTGCTCCATGACCCCGTCAGTAAACTTGAAACGGAAGATGCTAACATCTAAATCGTTAACGTTAATTTGCTCGTCCTCGTTGATTCCATTATCGCCCTCGTCCACGCGATTAATGATTGTAATGTTATTGTATTCATACTTGAAGCCAACGTTCAGCTCGTTAATAAAGTTTGGTGACTGGGTGTTGACCAGGTCGTTCAAATTAAAAGTGCTTGTCATTTTGCCTTGAGGATGCGTGTATAATAAACTGGTGTGCTTAAATACTAACCAAGTATTTCAATTTCAATTTTTTTTTGATTTCAATTGATAATCTTGTTATTATCGCAATAATATTGGTTCAAATAAAAATAATAATACTATTCTACATTATATGCAAGCCTTTCCAGAAGATCAAATCGTGTATCCAAAAACTTATGCCCTATCATCTCAAGTTTATTTAGATTTATATAACCAATGTTATAGAAATATAGTCGTTATTAATTTGCCTCCAGAAGGACCATTGTCACGACATGTTAGGCAAGTCCAATTAACACCATTATCTCCATTTAAACAACCAAGTGCTTGTTATAGATCAAAACAATGCTCGCTTGCTCTAACGTCATTAAGACCATTTATTGGTGGTCCATTTTCTTCCTCCATTAGTTCTGGATGTAGTGGGGGAAGGGGGATTTGCGGAGGCAATTTGATGACTGATGATGAGATCCCAACGTTGATATCCTTTTTAACCGCAAATGGATACAATGTTGATACGAAGATAACCAAGATGATGTTTCTAAGTGAAGTCAAACCAAATGAAAACAAGTTGATATGCTACTTTACATATATAGGCAAAAATAATGCATTCCCCATTTGAAAAATAAATTAAAAAATTGAATCATTGTAATTATATTCATGGAAATCAATATAATTACAATTTGCAAAACTAGTACAACAGTTGATAATATGGACGCCGAGAAGCTCGTAGTTGCTCTGGATTTGCCAGAGAGTTTTGAAAAGTATGATTCTGTAGTGCAGAAGACAATTATTCAATACTTGAATCAGTTGTCTGCGAATGAACAGACTGCATATAAGATTGCAAAAGATCATCTGGGATCGTCATTTAACATTATAAGAAGCAATGGGTTTCAAGATTGGAAAAAGAAACAACCTTAATGCAGTTTCTGGGTTCTTTTGTGAACACGATTAGTTTGATAAAATTGTCTTATTGCCTTGTCAATCTTTCCTCCAGTTAAGCGCCTAGTTTTTGACCTGAACCTTTTTCTTCCTCCTCTCTGTGTATAAATTGGGAATCCGCTCCCACCCTCTTGCATATCTTCTTCATCATAATAAGATGGAGCTCTAGAATAGGAAGAAGGTGTTTGTGGCGATGACATTGTCTTTACACGTTCAACCAGCGAGTCAAAAAATTGCGTTACCATTGTTGGATCAAGTTCACTTATTGTCACATTCACTAATGCCATTATATTTAAAAGAGTTTCTAATCCCATTTGTGGAGAACTTTCCAAACTATTTATTATTTGCAACATTTTAACAAAATAACTAAAAACAAAATGTTTAATTGGCTCAGGAACTTTTTCATTGTACATTTCAATAAAGGAATCAATAATACCTTGCAAAGCATCTATAAATCCTGTAAAACTGGAAACAATCTTGTCTATTTTATCTTTATTTCCAAGAATAGAATCAAAAAGTTTTGAAAATGCATTTGATGAAATCGCATAATTAACATTTAATAATTGGTCAATTGGCGGAAGTGTTACTCCTTGTATATTTTTCTTCATCGCATCTAATAAAGTTTGTAAACCAATTTCAAGAAGTTTTCCAATAGTATAGGTTATAAAATTGATAATAAATCCAACAACCAAAATAACAGGCGAAGAGAAAAATACTGCTTTAAGTGCGCATACAATGGCATTTGTATCAGGTGGTTCTTCTGTGATAGTCCCACCTTTTTGCATTTTAGATTGGGATTGAGTTGTTATCATTTGTCTTAACTTGGGATCTGCTGCAAGTTCACCAATTTTTTCATTAGCTTTCATGCTTGCAGCGAGCAAATCTTGCGCGCTTATGTTTGGAGCACTATTGGCCAATGCCTGCTCAACCAATCTATTTATTAAACTAAATACCCCATCCATATTTTTTACAGTCGCACCTATAATTTTTTTAGAATCTCCAACAATTTCAAATAATTTTTGATAAATGCCCGTTAAAAGAGCTTTTACGTTAACGATTTCACCAGTTTCTGGATCAGTGTAATCTGGTATAGCGTCAAAATAGCGCGTAAAAAAACCTGAAACTTTAGCCTTGAAGTGACCAGCTGTTAAATCGTAAATCTCTGCAAACTTTGATTTTAAAGGATCTGTACTTAAAACAGTTCTAACATTATTCAATGCTTCCGTTGACACATGAGATTCCGTTGTATAAAAAGAATGAAAGGGTTCTGGTTTAGTTAGCATTTGAACCTGTATAAATTCTAATGCTAGGAGAATAATAAGTCTGGTTACAACTGTTGCGCCATACATTGACGTCTTTCTTCCAATTCTTGCTGGAACTCTTACTAGAAAATTTGCCTTGGCCTCTTTTAAAAGACAGTCAAATGCCTTGTTACCTTTTTTAATATAGTCTTTTTGTTTTTGAGTAAATCTTCCAGCCATTTCTTTTCTTATTTTTTTTGATCCTGCCATAAATAGTAGCTAATATAAGTGAAGTTTTTATTTTGTACATGGTGACAATTTATTATTGTTGTAACTATCCACAAAGTATTTTAATTGGAACCCATATATTCCAACTTGAAATCCATTCCAACATTTCTGTCTTTTTTTGGGGTTTTGGTTTAAGATGCGGCGGTAATCCTTTACCCTTTTTATTACTCGCGGGCTTTGGTTTTATTTTTATATAGTACACGTTCATTTTTGATGAGCTATTAAGTATAAGTATCCTATAATAAATTATTTTTAAATATTAGAATCATTCAATTTTAATATTTATTCCATTATGCATTTTCCTTAGCCTCCTGCATCATTCTCTTGTAATCGGCAAAAGTAAGAGCATATTTTTTATCTACCTCCTTTCTATCCACCTTCTTAATAATACTATAATTTACAATCTTTCCTTCACATGTATAATGATTTGCCTTTTCTTTTAGGATCATCTTTTTATTAGATGATGTAGTAGGTTGTTGAGTTGGCATAGGCACTTGACTAGAAGGACCCTTACTAGAGGTGTCATTATACTTTTTAAACTTTGCAAAAATATTCTTCTTCTCAGGCTCATTAATTGTTGAACCATTTTCTTGGTTTAATTTTTCTTCTTCCTTTTGTTTTTCTAGTTCCATCTCCTTCTCCTTTTCTTTTTCCTTCTCCAAAAGTTCCTCTTGATTAAATTTCTCCTCCGCATCTTTAAGCACTTCTTTCATATCAACATAGATAGATTTGCAATGATAAGTGCAGACATATTTACGACCAACTGTCTCTAACATTCTATATGGTATCGCGTTATCGGTGTAATACTTGAAAGCTTCGCGATCTGCATCATAGCACATGATTACATTTCCAAGTGGTGTTTTCTCCATAATAATGCAGTTCTTCAATGACGCCAATTTTTCCTTGTTCAACTCTACTACTGGAAGCGCATTGTATTTATCTAGATATCTTTCTTCATATGGCACGTCAACCTTGGCAACTTGTTCTGGCTCTTCGTCTTCTTTGTCTAATGCTTCTATTCTCAAAATCTCTTCTGGTGTACCTAGATAACGATAAAGGTTATAACTTTTTTTAAAAATGCATTTTAAAAAAGCGTGAACCTTTGCGCTATTTTCCTGGCTCTCAAAATAATAAACACTAAAAGTACCAAGTAGAAAAAAGAAGAGTATGTTATAATCTATGAAATTTTGCGGTTGCATTTGCTTGCAGATATATTTTATTTGTGATTTTGTGTTTAAGTCAGTTAACTATTTATTTCAATGTTTAGATTTTGATTCTTCTAATTGTCCCGAAATAATTTGTTGTCGTCTTTCCTCAAAGAGTTGCGCGATGACTGCAGACAAATCTGGAACGCGTATTAGCTCATACGTATTCTTTGGGTTATTTTCAGGATGTAGCCGCACGAGGAACAAGTCGGTTACGGTTTTGCCGTACTTGGCCTCTAAGATCGCCTTGTAAACATTGAGCTGGAGAGAATAATGCCAATAATTCGTATCTGGCATGGAGTCTATACATTCTGTGAGTGCGTACTTGTTCCATTTACTCGCCTTGACTATTTCTTTGCTTCTCTTCCAATCATAGATCATGAGAGTTCCATCGGGGTTCTCATAGACCATGTCAATGGATCCAGCAAGTTTTAGCTCTTCATAGTAAATCATCCATTCCGTGCGATATGGTTTGAAGTCTGGGAAAGCGGCAATGTACTGCAAGAAGTAGACCCATTCTTGCGAGGTATTTTGAACAACCGATGCGCCATGCTTGTGGTAATATTCAAGTAAATCTTTGTGAGTTGTTTTGCCGTCATTGCTAACATTTGCGTCCATGTTCATGAAACATTCAATATTGTAATGTAGGTCGGTTCCAGCGGTGGAGCCATTGTTGGACCACGAGGCTTTGATTTCATCTACCGTTTGGCCCCAATATTTATGGCCAGGCTTCCAGCCTTTGCCGCGCATCATATTTCCAATAATGGCATCTGCGTCAAACTTGGGGAAATGCGAATGGTTCCACGTTGTGACGCTCGTGTATTTGGAGCCTGGATCTGTCGTAATGGTATATTTATGGGTTGGCTCATCAAAGACGAGATTCTTGTCTCTTGGATGTGGGTTGCAATTGGATAGAGTAGGTTTCAACATGTTGGTTCAATACGTATTGTTATAATTGATTATAGATTGGTTTTTATAATCAATTTTATTAATTATACATTATTCAACTTTTCTTGAAGCCATGTATTAATAGTATAACGTGATTGTCCTTCGCCAACCTTGGATACCTCATGTGGATGTGTCCAATACGGAGGAAATACTATTGCAGATCCTTTCTTTAATTTAATAGAAAAGTCTTGTTTTGGAAAATTGAATATACCTCCATCATAATCATCATTTAAATTAATAATGACAGATGCGCAACGAATATACTCTTTATAACCACCAGTTGTTATAGAATCAGTATGAATTTTTGTTCCACCAAATATTTTTCTTAAATTATAACCACTATCTTCTTTCCCGTTGAATCCCATTAATATTGCATGTAATGCAATTATAATTTGTCCTATTATTAAAAATATTTTTTGATCAATTTCAAGAATTGATGACAAATTATTTGAATCTAGTTTTTTTTTCAATACTTCCAAATATAAGTTAAAACATTCAACATTATAATGGGTTCCTAGGATTTCTTCTTCAAAGTGATCCTTATTTGATTCTATAAATTGAATTAATTCTTTGCAAAATTCATCATTTATTATATCCTCAAATACAATTATATTTTTATCAACATATTCTGTTATTTTTGAATTATTTAAATTATATATTTTTTGTTTTGTTTCCATTTAAATTAGCTAATAAAATAGCTTTAAATATTTATTTATGGTGTAAACATTATGTAACACAATCTATAATATGGTGGCAAAATAGGGAAAGAATCAGCGGTTCCTTGTGAGTTTCCATAAGCGTTTGCTAATGAGGTAGAAAATGTTGAAGATTGGGTTTGAATATTTTGATCTCCAAAAGCTTGGAATGGTGCAGCCAGATCAGTTGGGACATGTTCACTACGAGGAAGTAATGCACTGGTAAGAAAAGTTCCAGCTCCACCACTAACAACGTGACTATGGGCTGGCATATTAGTTGTAGTTAAAGTAGCCCCAGTTGCTCCACCAGAATTTCCTATTTGTGAAATATTTCCACCATATACAAATCTATCTGTTAAATTGGGTGGTGTATAACCATTATTTGTAATTTGTCCTGTTACAGACGTTCCATCACATAAACTCCAATATATTGGAATTCCAATACTTCCGTTATTGGACCACATTACAATAGTTCCAGGAGGCACAGCTCCAGAAGCAGTATATTGTTTAGTTTGATCAGGAAATTGAATGTAGTTTCCAGTGGGACCATTCATGATAATACTTCCAGTTGGTCCACTCAACACAATAGAATTTCCAAATGTAGCGGTCCCACCAACATTTAATGTGCCTGATACACCGAGAGACCCAGAAATTCCAACAGGGCCATTAAATATTGCAGTCCCGCCAACCGTTAAAGTATTATACAAATTTGTTGGACCTGATACACCAAGCGGACCAGATACACCAACGGAACTATTAAATGTCGCATCTCCATCAACTGTCAATGTATTGTAGAAATGCACGGGTCCAGTAACTCCAAGAGGACCAGAAATACCAACAGAACTATTAAAAGTTGCATTGCCTTCAACAGTCAAAGTATTGTATAAATTTGTTGGACCTGTAACTCCAAGAGATCCCCCAATAAGAGTATCACCACCAACATTCAAATTTTTCCCAATACCAACGCCACCCTTAACAACTAGAGCACCATTATCTGGTGCGGTAGACTGTTCAGTGCTCATGATAATATTTGTAGTAGTGTCTCCTCCATACTCAATTGTAGTAGAACTATATGGTAAAAATAGAAAAGTTGCTGCACTACTAGTAAGTATTCCACCATCCAAATTTAATGCACCATTAATTGTAACATTGCTATTGAAAGTAGAGTTTCCAGCAAAATAGGATGTGTTATTTACAACCAAGGGACCATTAATTGTGACATTGCTATTAAAAGTGGATGCCCCTGCAAAATAGGATGTATTATTTACAATCAATGGTCCATATAATGTTGTAGTCTCCAATATAGTCACGGTTCCATCCATAATTAAATTCCCATAAAGGTGGGCTTCTTCCATAAAATAAATGGATCCCACGTTAATCAGAGAGTTTCCACTCAAATCAAGATGGCTTTTGCAGATTATTTTTGAGTTTTCCTGGCCTAATGCAACGGTTATACTTTCATTATTGCCAGTTGCATAATTGCTGCGCACGATATTATTTGTTGCAGCACGATCTAAACCTCCATATTTTCTAAATGACATGTATTCTATATTCTATTCTTATAATTTTTATCCAAATACTTTTCAATTAATATACTTTCTTCGCTTATATAGTACAAACTTGCGTTAAAAACAAAATATTATACAAACAATGTCAAATTTTTCTCATTTTAAATAATGTTTAGTAATATTAATGGGGTACATCGTTGAGATATCCATTAGCTTATCATGTCACGCAAATTTTTCAAGTGTTAAAAATGACATTGAGAATATAGCATTTTCACATAATTGTGAAAGCGTGCATGAAGACTATGAGATGGAAGGTGGAACCAAGATTGCAAGAAATCACTGCATATTAACAGTATATTTTGAAGAAGATGAAATAATGAATTGCGCAAAATTTATAGGAAAAATTAAGCGATTAAAGGAGACGCATATAGAGTCTGTTTGTGAAGCTGATTTCAAACTAATATATGCATCAAGGTATTATTTGTCAACAATGGACAAGCGGTGCATAGAAAAATACAAGAAGTTGAGAAGAGATCGCAGTTACACGGATGGGGAGCTTATACTTCTTAAACAGCTTGAGAAGTATAAAGAGAAGGATAAAGATAAGGCCGAGAATAAAAAATAGACGAGTTTATTTATTTCTTGGATTTAGACTTTGACTTTTTGGACTTGGATTTGCTGGATTTAGATTTCTTTTTTGTTGCGCTCTTCTTTTTTGTAGTGCGTTTTTTGGTTGCGGCTTTCTTTGGCGTAAGCGTATTCTTTGTGTCCATTTGTTTAAAGGGAAGAACAGATAATGACTCTAATCCATCTTCAGGAAAATCGCCAAGCTCTACAGCGGGATGACCAGAAAATTCAAATGTTTGTATTTCCAATGGCTCTCTCATTGGCATAGTTGAAGGACTCAAATAGTTGTTAAACAAACGTTGATCAATGTCCTTGTTAACCGCGGGAACCGACAAAAGTTTGACTAAATCCTGTTCGGTAAAATTCATAGTCTTGTCAAGCTTTTCTCCGTTATTATTCATCTTAATGTGCAATTTGCCCTTGCCCTTTTTCATATTGCCGTCCCATGATAAACTGCTTGTCCTTTTTTTTCCGTTTGCGCTTACAACTGTATCGGCTTGTCCTTTACTTACAATATTTAAATTCATTTTCTTATATACAAAATACATATTATTATTTTTTTTAATATGTATTTTCAGTAGATTTAAAATATTCACGATAAGTATAAAATCATGCAATTGAATATGAGTGAGTATGATGATTTATCATTTGACGTAGATGAAATGAACGATTTAGCTAGTTCTGTAAATAATTTTGAAACTTATGAGTCTCTTCCCGTTTTGTCAAGAAAACAGAGTAATAATGCTACCGCCAAGGAAGCCGAGTTTTTAAATCTAGGTCCTGGTCCAAGGACAGCGGTAAAGCGTCCAATAACAAATCCTATTGTAGATCGCATTAAAAATGGTGGCAAAAATTTTAATAGTAATTCTGTAAAACCAGTAAAACCATTTATAGAAAGGCCTCATGTTATAGATAATTCGCCTTTGGTGTCTAAAACAGATGTAACATACGATGATCTTTTGGCAAATATGAATGTTGTTATTAGAAATGGTGTTATGTATCGGGCAAATAACATTCAAGCTGCTGCTGCCGCGCCTGCAAAACAGATTCCGCAACAAAATCCTGTCCCTGTAAGATTGCATCAGCAGCAGCCTAAAAATATGAAGGTTCCAAAAGGCGGAAATTATATTTTAAACAAGTATTTTAAGGACCATGTTCAGGCTGAAGAGCAGGAACCCATTCAAGTACCAAGAACAAAGGAAGAATACAGAAAAATGATGATAATTAGAAATATCAAAATGGAGCTTGAAAGGCGTAGAATTGACCAAATAAAACCCAAAACAATGTTATTTAATAATAAAAATTTTGGTATATCACAGGGTTTAGGTTTAGGTCCAGAGCAAAATAATTTATTTAGACTTAAAAGATAATAATATACCCAAAATATATATGCAAACACAAGGATCTCAAGAAAAAAAAGAAAAGAAAAAATACTCACGAAAAAAGGATAAAACAGGAACAATTGTGTCTGGTGCAAGAACTAGTGGCAGCCCAAAAGAGAAGAAAACAGCTTCCAGAAGGAAAAGAAGGGAAGAAAATATTGAGCTTGTCATAGAGGAACCTGTTGAAAAACTGCCTCAAGACATGACAACTGTAACAGATGAAATATTGTCTGCAAAATCACTTGTTCCTCAAGATGCAACAACTATAACGGAGCAGTTTTTGCAAGAATCAATGCAAGCCCAACCCCAACCAATAGAACAAGACGATCTACGTCCTTTGGAGAATTATGTGGAAATGGAACTTCCAGAGCCCAAAAAATCCCGAAAGTTGAGGAAGACGCCAAAAGCCGCGACATCGCGTAAGAAAACATCTAGTTCCCATAGAAATTCTGCAGTTGAATCTGCTCAGGCAGCAAAATTAGTTTCTAAAAAAATTGAAGAGAAATTGCCATCGCCAAAAACTAGTTTAAAGACAACCGCAGTAATCCAACAAATGGAGACAACACAGAAACGATGGAATGAAGAATATAGCGATCTTATGGTCAAGTTGGCCGCGCTTATGATGAAGCAAAAAGAGCCCATGCGAGCGCGAGCATACAGAAATGCAGAGCAAACTATTTTGAAGTATGACGGTGACATTACCAGTCCTGATCAGCTCAAGGGAATGCCAGGCATTGGCCCAACTATCTTGGAAAAATTGCGACAATATACGATGTCACCCGAGAAGACTCTACCAGTTTTGGAGCGCGGAAAAAACGATCCAATTGTAATTCTCGGCGATGTTTATGGAATTGGTCCCAAGAAAGCCGAAGACTTGGTAAAGATGGGCATAACGACAATTTCTCAGTTGCGCGAAAGGCAAGAAGAAGTTCTCAACAATGTTCAAAAAGTTGGGCTTAAATACTACGAAGACATCTTGAAGCGCATTCCTCGCGCAGAGATAGAAGAGTATGAGGCCGTCTTTCAACAAGCTTTTCCCAAAGAAGAGGGCGCAAAAATGGAAATTGTTGGCAGTTATCGCCGCGGGGCGGAAACCTCTGGAGACATTGACGTTATTATCACGGCTCCAGATGGTTCAACCGTTTTCAAGGAGTTTGTTGATCGTCTGGTAAAAGAAAATATTATCTTGGAAGTACTTTCAAGAGGTGAATCCAAGTGCCTAGTGATTGCAAAGCTCCCAGGAAATGACGTGGCAAGACGCGTGGATTTCTTGTATGCCAGTCCAGAGCAATTCCCATTTGCAATCCTCTATTTCACTGGTAGCAAGGTGTTCAATACACTTATGCGCCAACGAGCACTTGATCAAGGATATTCTTTGAATGAGCACGGTATGTCAAGGATGGAGGGCAAAGTAAAGGGCGAGCTTGTGGATCATGTGTTCCCAGATGAAAAATCCATCTTTGATTTCCTAGGGATGCAATATAAGACGCCGATGGAGCGCCAAGACGCGCGCGCAATTGTGGCCGCGCCTACATCGGGCGCAAAAATGGCGGCTAATGAAAAAATGCCGCCTACATCCATCAAGGAGACTTTTGCAGATGTGCAAACAGCGCCTACATCAGTGAAGGAGAGTTTTAGCGAAGTTTTACCAAAATCCGCGCCCACCAAGAAGAATACGTCTTTAAAGAAGTCAAAGAAGACTGCAATGGAATTTGTAATTGCGGAACCTGAACCTCAGGCTGTGGCGATGATTGATGTTAAAAAGACGGCAGAGATCCCTCCCGACATCATGAAGGCTATTGTAGATTTCAAGAAGAATGGTATTTCTGTTTTGGAGGGGTTAAACGAGAATCAGTTGAGTCAAATTATCCACGTCGCAAGATACGTTTATTATAACGATATGCCTGTTATGACAGATAATCAATACGACATTGTCAAGGAATACGTTGAAAATAAGTATCCCAAGAATGCAGAAGTGCTGGCAGTTGGCGCGCCCGTTGGTAAAAATAAAGTGGAGCTGCCATATGAAATGGCGTCAATGGATAAGATTAAGCCTGATACTGGTGCTCTTGGTGCATGGGAGAAGAAATTTCCTGGACCTTATGTTGTGTCTACCAAGTTGGACGGTGTAAGCGGTCTTTATACGACGGAGGGAGAGAAGCCTAAGTTGTATACAAGAGGTAACGGAAAGGTGGGACAAGATATCAGCCATTTGATTCCACATTTGCGGTTGCCCAAGACACAAGGCATTGTGATTCGCGGTGAGTTTGTCATTCAAAAAGGTGTTTTTGAGAAGAAGTACAAGGACAAGTTTGCCAATGCGCGAAACCTGGTTGCTGGAATAATTAATCAAAAGTCTGTGGACGAAAAGGCTAGAGATGTAAGCTTTGTGGCGTATGAAGTAATTAAACCAGAGCTAAAACCTAGTGCGCAGATGGAGTTTTTAGGCACGCTGGACGTTGAACCTGTTTACTACAAAATATTGGATGCAGTTTCAAATGATGTTCTTTCTGCACTTTTGATTGATTTGCGCAAGAATTATGCATATGAAATTGATGGCATTATTGTTACAAATGATCAAATATATCCTAGAGAAAGCGGCAATCCAGAGCATTCATTCGCATTCAAGATGGTTTTGAGTGATCAGGTTGCAGAGGCAAAAGTGGTGAATGTCATATGGACGCCTAGCAAGGATGGCTATTTGAAACCACGTGTTCAAATTGAACCAATCCAGTTGGGTGGCGTTAGAATTGAATATGCTACTGGTTTCAACGGTGCATTCATTGAACAAAATAAGGTCGGTATCGGCGCTCTTATTGAACTGATTAGAAGTGGCGATGTAATTCCTCACATTAAAAGCGTTACTGAGCCAGCGGAGGAGGCAAAGATGCCTGATATTCCTTACAAATGGAATGATACACATGTAGATGTTATGTTGGAAGATGCTGGATCAAACGAAACTGTAAAAGAGAAGAATATTACGGGATTCTTTAGAGGATTAGAAGTAGAAGGGTTGAGCAGTGGAAATGTTGCTCGCATTATTAAAGCTGGGCATGACTCTGTTCCAGCTATTTTACAAATGGAGTTGAGCGACTTTTTGAAAGTGGATGGTTTCAAGCAAAAGATGGCGACAAAACTCTATGAAGGAATCAAGGAGAAGGTTGCTGCTGCCTCATTAGTGACAATTATGTCAGCTTCAAACATCTTTGGCAGAGGATTTAACGACAAAAGAATTGATCCAATTTTGGAGGCCGAGCCAGATATTTTAACTTCAACCGACGCACCTGAAGTAAAGGTGGAGAAACTTAGAAAGATCAAGGGCATTGAGAGAAAGACTGCGGAGGCATTTGTGTCAAAGATTCCAGATTTTATGAAATTCTTGCATGATGCCCATCTGGATAACAAGCTGTCAACTGTCGTTGCAAGTTTAGAAAAGGCTGCAGTAAATGAGGCGCATCCACTCTTTAAGAAGACGGTTGTTATGACTGGTATTCGGGATAAGACTGTTATTGAGGCACTTAAAACAGTTGGCGCCAAACTTGGATCTTCTGTAAGTGGAAATACTCTTGTGGTCATTGCCAAGTCAAAGGATGAGGATACAGGAAAGGCCGAAGAAGCAAAACAAAAGGGAATTCCTATTATGACGCCCGATGAATTTATGCAAACCTATTTTGGATAAAAATAGTTAGAAGGGGAAAAAATAAAAATAAATAATATTTACCAGTTTATGGAGGAAAATATTATTCACAAGTGCATGAATAGGGTTAGGCCATATTTAAAAAATTTATGTGGGGCATGGTATATGTATTTGCATCTTTGTCTTGCAGTATTCTCAACAATAATTTTTTTATTTGATAATAATGTTTACCATTTGATTCTTCTTTTAAATATTATTTTTTTGGATTCTCTTAGTTGTATAATTTTGAGCGATTGTCCCCTGAATATACTTGAAGAAAAATATACAAATACAAGCATGTTGATTGAAAGAATGAAATGTTATAATAATTTTGGCATAATGTATAAATGTGATCACATATTTGAGTGCACAATGGAATTATTAATTAATGTTGCAACTCTTCTTTCAATAAAAATAGTCATGTTAATTGCCATGCAAATATTCAGCATAAATTTTCATCCATCTACCATGATTTATCCAACAATTTTCCAAGTGGTTTAAATTAAAATTCCACTTCATACTCAAGAATGTTTTTAATATCCTTCTTAACATAAGAGAACAGATCACCCTTGATTTTACTGTAGACGTGTTCTTGAGTAAAGTTAATCCCCATAAGCTTCATCATAGTCTTGTTATATTTTTCTGCCAACTTGTCATCATTCTCCATTTTTTCTTCATTCTTTTCTTTCCACGCCAGTAATTCATTCAATATTTTTAGATGAAGACGGTTAAGACCCTTGGTGAATTGTTCTCTAGAAAGAAGCTTCCAAGTGGGAGCATCACCATCCATCTCATAGATGTAGATTGAGCCCTGCTTTTGACAAAAACTACAAACGGGATTATCCACATCTTCTGGCAAATTCTTTGAAAATATTGTCGCTATAGTCTGGTACATGGTATTCTCCATAAGAACATCTATTGTGCCTTGATTAATAGTCAAGTTCTGAAACCATTCGGTAAAACTAGTGTGGGGTTTTGCTGAAGAACTCGTATTTAACCATTGGATAACATCAATCTTCTTCTTAGTTCTTTGAACCCATTTCTGCATTTCCGTCATTTTTTTCTCCATGGAAGCACATTTCTTCGTAAGCTCCTGCACAATAATAACCAACTGTTTATACGTTGGCAGATCTCCTTCTTCTTCATTGTCAATCAACTTTTCACGTGCAGGTTTATTCGCAATTTCGCAGACGATTTGATGTCTGGCCAAAGATGACTTGTTTGTATATTTTTTGTCGCAACAGGAACAACAGTGTTTAGATGTTTGATTTACTGGTTTGTTTGATACAGATATGACGAAAGCCATTTTGGTGTTAAATTAAATAACAAATATAAATATTATCAATTTTTAATTCAATTTTAATAAAAAATATTATTTTGCCCGCAAATTATATATCACGTTAATTTATAGAAATGATAACAGACATAAATTTAACTGAATACGACAATATAGATTATGGAGCTCTAGAACTTTTCAAAATTAGTTGTCGCAGCTGCAATAGAAATTTGGCATCAAATGATCCCGCTTCACAATACCAAAAGCAAAAACTCATACAAAATACTGTTAGGGTTCCTGCTTCATTATATACAGACAATTTAGGGGCATTAAACGTTTATGAGAGACCTAATCCATTGTTGGGAGTAAATTGGAAGCAAATGAGTGATCGTGCGATTCCACACGTGCAAACTGCATATGTTCCTAGTCGTGGAAGCAGCACAAGGCACTCAATTACTAGAAATCGTCCAGGGGCAATGTCTCCAGGAGGTGTTGGAGTTGATATGAAACATGGATCTTATGATAGATATTTGGCCAGAATTAAAGGTAAGGCTCCTTTGCGTCGTGGAGTCATTCCTCCAGGTTTTGGTGTGCCCCAGATTCCTTTCAATCAAGCATTTCCAATTTATGGAGGCAAAACAGTTAAAACAAGCATTGTTAATAACTGCAACTGTCCAATTGGACCAAAACAAGTTACTATTGCTGATGATCTTCGCATTTACCAAAGTCCTTTACAAGGCGAAATAAACGCGGTTACGTATAAATTTAGCGTTGGCGATTTTGTTTATGCTGTAAAAGATACAATTATTAATGGGCCATATTACAAGGCCTTTATTAAAGAAGTTGTAAGCAGCGGATATGTAATAGAATTTGTAGACGATGGTACAATATCATTTAAAACAGCCGAAGAGCTTTTGATCTATTTTAATTGCGGTACATGCATAACACCATTGTCTATTGCTTCACTTAGCAGTTTATTTTATCGTTCATTGTTGAACAGCAATAATGAGCTTAGTCCAATTTGTACCGAACTTGGTATTTTATCAAATAATTTAATATCCTCTAACATTTTGAATTTTATTGATGCTCAAATAAGAAAACAATTGTATCCAAATATAAATTCTTCGTTTACTATATAATATGAAAAGAATGAGTCTAGTTATTCCTAGTTCAAATAGAGGAGGACAACCAAGATTAAATTTTTTGCAGAATCCTCAAGTTAGAGCAGCTAATTTAGGAAGTGCTCCAAGAAATTTGGGTGCATTAACTTTTAATGGACCAATGATTGGTCGTCTTGCTGGTTCTGCACAATGTGGTGGATGTGGAAAATAAAAACTGATTTTAATATTAGTCTATAATTTTAATATTTGCAGATAGTATAATGCCAATTGGTGGAAATAACGCTTCATATCCGTCTTCAATATTAAACAGATCCAATTTTTATGCGTCTAATTATCCTGGACCATTTTTTTGGAATGCAACATTCAATAACTGCAAAAACACTCTTTGTTTTACGCATAATCACAACTACATTTACAAACCTCATAGCGCGTATGGAATGGTTGGTACTACTGCGGCTGCTAGGCTTGGTCGTAGGAAGAGACTTTAAAATTATTTAATGTAAATTTAACCAATAAAGCACAATTTATTAGTTAAAAAAATGTTGTATAATGGTGATTTGTTTTTATTTGTTTGCCAGTAATTATAAAAACATCTTTTGTCTTATTAATACCGCAATGCAACGAGTATTTTCTGAATAAATAAGGAATCCAATGTTGATCTCTATATCCAATAGTTGTAACTAATTCAAATAATTCATTTACCATGGTTTGCAGGATTGGATGTTTATTATTTTTAACAATGGCTGCCGACCAATATGTTTGCGTTTTTTCATCAGCTTTTATTATTCCACTTTTGTCAAGGTGGTTTATTATATTTAACGCCATTTCCTCAGTTATTCTATTGTTTACCAAGCACCAATCAATGTCATCTTTTATGCATTCAAATTTTTGGGTTCGCATGATAAGAGGCATATGTGGATTTAAATGAACACTATTAATCATTGAATCTATTTCATCAATCATATTAAGATTTGGAGTGATAAAAGAGTCTACCCAAATAATAATGTCATAGTCTGGTAAAAATTCATGAGTAAACCATTTAATTCTTTTAGAAGCATATACCCCATGAGTGTAGGCAGAACAATCAATCTCTCTAACATCCCAACCATCAACATTTTCTAATTTTGTTTTATCATTTGTAAATAAAATATAATCCCATTCTGGATTTTTATCGGGTACTCCCCCACACTCATCCATTTTATCTGTTTCAATTAGAAACATTGCCGTAACCACCGCTATTTTTAGTGCATTTTTTTTGCAATTCATATTATATTTGGTTATTATATATTCCCCACATAATATGAACATATTAATTAACAATAATTACGACTGTCATTATGAAATAGTTGAATCAGTATTTAATAAACTAAATTTTATTATTAAAACAGATGTTACTGGATGCAACATTTATATATATGTCAAAAAATATATGAATAAGATAAATCACAATTCATTCGTTGAATATATTCAAGAAAAATATCCTAAAATACAGTTTTTATTTTCACCTTTTGATATTATTAAAGTTCAGTTTACCTATACTGTAACGTGTTCTCTATATCCAGAACATATGGAAACCATAAATAAAAATAGTAAATATCATTTTTACATATGTCACGATGTCACCACGGAGAGTGTTTTATATGATAATATATATCATTTGACCCCATTGTGTAGAACCGATCGTTATTTTTACTGTGATATTTTGCCATACGCAGAAATTAAAAAAACTTACAGTTTACCAATTTACATTGTTCAAGGTGATTTTAAAAGGCGTTCATTGCGGCTGCTTCTGTCAATTTTGCAAAAAAGATACAATCACAACTTTGTAATTAAGATTTTAAATAATAATGACCTACCAAATGAGCTGAAAAGATACTCAACAAAGATTGCGCACTTTAAAGGTCTGTCTTTTACTGATTACCACGCACATTTAATTGGCGCCTATTGCGTTCTTCCTTTATCTCAAAAAGAAGAACATCCAGATTATTATAGTACAAAATTAACCTCTTCTATAAATTATGCACTTGGATATAAAACAAAAATTATTATAGACAAGGATCTACAAGATATTTATAATATGAATGAAGAGGACTCTTATGTTTTTAATAATTACAATGATGTAGTGGAGGCGTTTTCCAAATCATTGGATGATTTTTATGCGTGCAAGAAATAATAAATGGGAAAAACTACTTAAAGAGAAAGCGCGGTATTTTATTGATAGATAGTTCTATAGACATTTTAAGTGTATATGGACCTATCTATCGCTCCTGCTTTAGCTCAGTTGGTAGAGCACTTGACTGTAAATCAAGGTGTCGCTGGTTCAATTCTAGCAAGCGGGAATAAAAAATATATTAGGTCTTGTGATTTAATATGTTTTATTTTTATTTTGATTTTGATTTTGATTTTGCATTGACATCAATTGCCACACTATGTTTTTTAAATGGGTCCATAAGATTTTCAATAAACTCGTTCAATTTTTGCGGTTCTAACAGATCGGGTGGGTTGCAAAATAAAGAACATATCATGCGCTGACGTAAAATCTCGGCATTTGCAATTTCCTTGTGAAACATTTGATCAATAATGGAAAACGCTGATTTTAGTAAGAGAATTTCTCTAACCAATTTATGTTTTGAATTGAACATGCGTCTTAACTGATCGCGATGCTCTTGGCTTAAAACCTTGTTTGCTTTTTGAAGTGAATTTATATAGCGAATTTCATTTTTAACATTTTTTAATTGGGTTATTGTTTTCTTCCTATGATCGTCAATCTTTTTAATAATAGAGAAAATGTTTGTGTTGTAGATCACGGGATAACGAAACCTGATTACGCGCGGTATAATAAACTGATTTGTCTCTTTTATTTCAGATATTTTCTTTTCAACATCTGCCAATTTTTTCATCATTTCCTGTTCCATTTCGCGTTTATAGTTGTAAATTTGTGTCTTGATTTCCTTTTTTTCTTCTTCTGTTAGCGCGCCCTTGTATAAACTTTTTTGTAGGTCTGTGTTTCTAAAAAGAAGAATAGATCCTGATGTAAACTCAACCGTGCTTTGCAGTTTGTCATATTGGTGAGCTGATATTTTATGCGCCTCTGACGCCGCGTCCAATTTGAAAAAATTTACCAATGCTAATAAAAATGCAATTATTCCATTGACTGCTGATATGAACATGGCGCCCCACATATAATCACGTAATATAGATGCTAGAACTGTTGCTGCGGTAGAAAGCATAATTGCAGGCATCATGAGTAGGTTTAAATTTTGCTCGGCGTAATATTTTGACTCCATATAAATGATTTTTTGACCTTTTAAATAGCTCGCCAAAATGTCTAGTGCAGATGAATATTTGTGATTTATATCGCTATAATATTTGTCAATTTTGTGCTCAACCTCCATGTAATTTAATTTTTTATAAGACGGGGCGGAGGTGTTTCGCTTGTTTGCTTTTGGAAAATTCTGTAAAAAATAAATATCGGTATTATCTTCACACAATGAATGTACCAGATCGTCTTCTGTACCATCATCACTTTCACCAGATGTATTGAAAGAAGTTTCTGTATAACTGTCACTTAATTCACTTCCACTTCCACTGTCGCCATATTTACCATTTTCTAGAGTCATTTTTTCAATTGTAGTTTTCTTTTTTCTTTGGATCTGCCTTTTTTCAGTCTCTGTGTATCTTTTGATTGCATTAAAACTAGTTTGCATTAATTCCACATTTTCATTTGTTAGACCTTGTTCTTGTCCTAGTTCTTGTCCTACTTCTACTTCTCGCGGTTCCAATTCTAATACAATATTTTCTTCCATTTATTCTTACTCTTATATAATCTCTTTACTATTATTTTTAATTTTATATTCTTATATTATTATGCCATCTAGACACACTCGCAAAAATGTACCTTGGAAGGGGTGGAGCAAACAGGCTCCTGGAACTCACCAAAAAACACTTATGATGAAGCGTTGCGGAAAAAAATGCTTTTTAGGACCCAATAAAAGTTTCCCTATTTGCAAGAAAAATACCTGCACTGTTAGTAAAAAGGGGGTATACGCTGCTTATGTTAGATCTCGTCAATACAGCAGCAAGGGAAGAAAATACAAGACCATTGCTTCAAAATCACGAAAGATGCTTTCTAAGATGTAAGAAGGGCTATAATTAGGATTTTTATTTTTAATTGAATTAAAATTCAAGAATTTAATCGTTTATTAAATAAAGGATTAAATACATGATGGTGCAACCATTTGTCAATAAATTAAATAAATACAAAAATGATGAAGATTTGTGGGAGGAAGATGATGATTGGGATTTTTACATCTATTTAGATGAAGACTACGAGCGTGAAAAATCCGTTTATAATAAAAATACTGGATTGCATGCTTTTGACGATGATGGAGACGATGATAACGACAAATGTTTTAAGAAAAATATAGCATTATATCTATTTACATGCTGTTTATTTACGGGTTGTTTGTTTACTGTTGGAATTGCCACATATTTATCTAGAGGAGTGCAGTTAAAAGATGTTATTATGGTAAGTTTTTGGGGTAGCAAGGCAGCGTAGAAGGGTACAATATAAGAGGAGCATATGAATTTGCTGTTACAGGATTACATAGATCTACTGTATTTAATTGTAGATAATTGACAAAATTACCAACGCCACATTGCGTATTGCCAAATAATTGCCCACATGGATCAAGTCTATATGTATTAAAGTTAAAAGGAAATGCATAAGAATTGATAATTGCTGCTGGAGGCGTTCCTTGTATAACATTTACATTAGCCAAATTTTCTACTGTATACAAATTTACTTCCAAATCACCACTGTTAAAATAAGGACGTTTTCCAATTTCCATATCTCTAAGCAATCTCCCTTGATTAAAAAGATAGAGACCCTCAAATGAATGGGCGCGAACCAATTTATTACACCGATATAATCCTGTTTTGTTTCTAATTGGTATCCCATCGCAATAAGCCAACTTTGCTTTTTTATTTTCAAGATAATCACTTGCATATCCAACTTTTTTTGCCTTTCCAAAAGCTGCAGTTGCTGGATGTGAATTAAATGTAAAGGCCATCTTATATATTTTAAAGAATAAAATGTTGGAAAGATGTGTAGAATAATAAAAAGGTCCATGGGAAAAGAATAATATTTAAAATTGATTTACATATAATCAACTGTATAATAATTATCCCGCTGTAATGTCCACGACTAGATTGTCTCAAATGTTTTCATGCTTTCTAGCATTGTGTTATTCCAGTAAAGAACATGTAATAATTCCCAAGACAGAATCGGGATCTCTTGATGACTCCATTCACGGAACCGAAGAAGTAAAAATTTCAATTGATGAACAGGAGGCTCTTGTTGTTGCTGCAAAAAACACGCCAGCACACATTAATTACAAGGATACTGTTAAATTTGTCGCACCGATTATCGAGGGATTTGTTGTAAAGGTATATGACGGAGATACGATTACAATTGCCGCAAGGCTTCCTTACGAAGCGTCTCCAATGTATCGCTTCCAAGTCCGCCTTAATGGGATTGATACGCCAGAGATTAAAGGTTCTAGTGAGGATGAAAAGATTGCAGCAACTTGCGCAAAGAACGAGATGATTCACTTGGTGATGAATAAGACTGTGCAGTTGAAGAATGTTGGAACTGAGAAATATGGTCGGTTGTTGGCAGATGTTTATGTTGGAAGTCTCCACGTAAATCAATGGATGCTTGATAATAAACTTGCAGTGCCTTATGGCGGAGGCACCAAGAAATCCCCAGATTCATGGATCAAATATCAACATCAACATGGTGATGATCATGATTCACATGACACAGAAGACTTATTTTAAGTATAAGCATTAAATGTTATTAGTTTCATAAAAATATTTTTTTATGAAACTTTTGATAAGTTTGTATTTTTCTTATAGATCGTATACAACCTGCAAATTTAAACAAAAACTATAGTCCATGTTGTGTAAATCAATAATTCTTCCATACTCATCAATCAATTGAATGTTTAGTTTTTGAATATCTACTGGACCAAAATATTGTCTGGTATTTGTTATCATTGATAAATTATTTTGTATTGTTAAGTCAAAATTTGGAACTTGCAAAGAAATTCTAGCCAAAATATTATTATTAAGAATAGATGAATTAAATGCACTATAAAATCCATTATTAACATTATTATTGTGGTCATCTACCACGAGGTACATGTAACGAGGTCCTTGCAAATCTAGAAGACCTTCTGCGACATAACACTGTTGTGCTGTAATGGGAGGAGATGGTGGTGCTGCTGTGTAAGTACCATTTTCATAGTAACCCAAGCGAAAACCAAGAGCCCATCCTAGTTTTAAGGGAAGGGGAGTTGACGTATCTGGATTTCCATAACGGTCTGTTTGAAAATTTAATAAGAAATTTTGAGTAGCACTATAAAAAATTAATCTTCCTGAACCACTTCCACCATTAAAATCTTGCGTTACTTTTATTGATGGAAAACCAGCGACACTTGAACTGAGAAGAATATTGTTCAAATATGTTATGAAATCAACGCTTTGATAATTTCCATCATTTATGGTAATTACTTCTTGTACACCAGGATTTCCTAGCGCATCAACGAGTCTTATTGCAAAGAAATTATTTCCCAATGCCTTGGAAAAAACAAAGTATGTTGTAAGACCCTCAAATGCTGCTAATTGCATGGATACAACCTTTGTAAAACGAATTGGTAGATCTAGATGAAAATTAGTAGATTGCGTTTTGAAGTAATTTTCTCTAAAACGAGTGTCAATATTTAACGATTGTTTGAGAATGCGCTTGTTCAGTGGGTTAATAACGCCTTGATAAAATTCGCTAGGAGAAGACTGTCCGTAGGCAGTTGATTTTGGTTCAATTAAAAATGTTCCACCCGCGCTTGTAACGTCGCTTGCTTTAAGATTTTTATCTAAATTATAAATGTCCTTGTATATACCTTTTAGTTCACTTGCATTTGGTATTTTCATAGACCCGTTATCTGCACTTCGCGGAATATTATTTATTATAATAGTATTTTTAGCCTCACTTAAAAAAGAAATTATCTTGGTTTTTATGTTTGAATTGATTGAGGAATTTGAAATAATTGTTTGTCTCAGTTTTTCTTCCTTTTCGTGGAGGTCTGTTTCACTGTAATTTCTTGACAATTCAAATAATTTTTCCAATTCTTGCTTGTTATAATTTTGGATATTTAAATCAAAGTTCATGGTATATTATATATAAAGTATATATTTAGATTGTATTACCACGAACTGATATGATTTTTATTTCTTAATTATCGTAAAAATATAAAATAGCTAAAATGTATATATCATATGTTTTCAAATAATAAAACAACTAGTAGAGGGTTATTTTCAAATGGTAGTGCAAATAACACAACAAATCAAACCATCATAAATAATCTTGCTCAAGAGATTTCAAATAATATATCAAATGGAACGCTTGATCCGTCGCAAGTAAATGAGCTATTTGCTAATTCAAATTTGGTAAATGTAATTGTCATTAATGGCGGAACTGATGGAGGATCTAGAGGTGCAACTGGCCCGCAAGGAGATGATGGCCCACAAGGTGTTCAAGGTTTAAAAGGTGACAAGGGTGATCAAGGAGAACAAGGTCCTTCTGGAGAAAGTCTTATTTTAACTGGTGATAAGGGTGATCAAGGTGACCAAGGAATACCTGGAGAAAAAGGCTTAAAGGGCGATCAAGGTTTACCAGGCGATCAAGGTTTACCAGGCGATCAAGGTTTATCAGGCGACAAAGGCGATAAAGGAGATCAAGGATTACCTGGAGAAAATGGGTTAAAGGGTGATCAAGGATTAAAGGGTGATAAGGGAGATACTGGTACAATAGACACTCGTATTATTGGTCATGCAACTATTAACCCTAATAGCACCCCTACAGTTGAAGCTATTTTTGTCGGTCAAGATCAGGATGTAGTAACATTGGGGGGTCAATTAAATTTAGGAACAGGAATTACTTTTCCAGATGGCACTACTCTTACAACTGCAAACTTTCTTAATGATATTTATGGACCATCTGGTTATTATGGAGATAATGCAACATCAGTTATTCACTATGATTTTGGTCCAAATATAACTATATCACAAACAACAAAACATAATGACATTGTTGTTTTAGACGATCCTGGCTTTGCTCCTTTCCAAAATATGGCGCTATTTGCCGCGTCAGCGCTTGCTGCTGGATCTACTACTACTACTACTACAACGGGCAATCCTTATTCTGTTTTAACAGCTAATTTACCAGTGCCAACAAATGAAGGATACAAAATTCAGTTATTTAATAATTCTAGCCGCGAAATTCAAATAATATCTAGCGCAAATGAATTGATATTTAACAACTTTTATTGCCCAAATGGTGCAACGTCTTTCGCTTTTCCACCCAACAGAAATATTATTTTAGTGTATATTAAAAATAGTTCCCAAGAAGCCCAAAATACTTGGTATACCTTTTTTGCATGATTTTTCAGGGCGCGTTTATTTTCTAGTTTTTAATTTTTTAATTTTTCCATTTGTTGGGAAAATTAAAAATTTTGTAATTTTTAATATCCTAGCATAGAGTATAATGCCCCCACAATACACGGCTTCCTTGTCTACCCTCTTTCTTGGAGACTTCACCCAAGTTAACGGTGTTACTTTTGATTTTGGCTCTGCCATCTTAAAAACTGCTCGCACCCCCGCCAATGTCGATGAGCTCGTCAACAAGGGCTATGTTGACCAAGAGGTTGCCACTCTTGTCAATGAGCAAAAGGTCCGCATTAATGCCATCCTTTCTGGCGCTTCTGTCAGTTTAGATACATTAAAGGAGATCAGCGACTATGCCAAGGGTCTTAGCGATGCTGAGGCTAGCAGCCTTTCCGCATCTGTTCTTTCATTGAACAGCGATCTTTCAAGCGAGGCTGTTGCTCGCGCTGCAGGTGATGCCGATCTTCAAGGTCAATTCAACACCTCCTTCATGAACCTTACTGGCTCATTGAATGCCTATAACACAGCCCTTGCTGCCAGCATTTCCAGCGAGGCCTCTTCCCGCGCTGCAGGTGACGCCACAGTTGCCGCCGCAATTCTTGCCGAAGTAGATGCCCGCACAACTGCCGTCGGTGATCTTACTTCATACGTGAACTCCCAAAACGCGTACATCACAGGCACAGTTATTGCCAACCTTTCATCAAGTGTCACGGCTCGCTTTGCCGCCGAGCTCACTGCTCGCCAAGCCGCCGTTGCTGTTGTCCAAGCCTCATTAGACAGCAAGTACACCACATTGACTGGCACAACCATCCCTGGTTTATCAGCCACTCTTTCTGGTTTGATCACTGCCGAGGCTGACGCTCGCTCCGCTGCTGATACTTCCATCAGCTCCACAGTCGCTGCCAACAAGACTGCCATTGAGGGCTCATTGGCCGCCGCCGACTCATCCCTCTCCACTGGAATCTCCAACCTTGATTCTCGTGTGACATACGTCAAGGGCTTAAGCGATGCCTCCATCGCCGTGCAAAAGGGCCGTATTGACGCTCTTCTTTCTGGAACTGATATCAGCTTAGATTCATTGAAAGAAATCAGTGATTATGCCAAGGCTTTGAGCGATGCTGAAGGTATTGCTCTTGATGGCCAAGTGTTTAACTTGACCACATCCCTCAACAGCTACAACTCAGCCCTTAACACGGCTGTTAGCAACGAGGCTTCCGCTCGCACAACTGCTGACTCTGGCAACCAAGCCAGCCTTGCAACCGAGATTGTTGCTCGTCAAGCTGCTGATTCCCGCCTTGATGGTTTAATCAGCGACGAGGTTGCCAACCGCTCAACTGCCGAGGCTTCCATCAATGCCTCCATTGGTGCTGAGATCAGCGCCCGTGCCACCGCAGTTGCTTCCCTTCAAACATCCCTTGCTGCGGAGGCATCTGCTCGTGGTGCCCAAGACAGTGCTCTTATGACTGCTATCTCCAATGAAGTCGCCACCCGCGTGGCTGCTATCTCAACCATCCAAGGTGTGGAGGCTGGTCTCCAAGTCCAAATCAGCGATTTGGAGGCACAAGTTGAGCAACTTTACCAAGTGCTCTTCCAAGTCGCCAGAACATCCACCATCTCACTCCACCCTTCCGCTTAAATTAATTAAGGAGATAGATATATAAAACATGCATTTTTAAAATGCGATGATAATACGTTTTAATATTATTTTTAAATTTAATATTAAAAACCCATGGATGCATTTTGCATTTATATTTTTATATTTTATATTTTTTATTTTTTATTTTATTAAACGCGTTTGTTTAGAATAAATTATTTGCATAAACGTGCCAACAAAATAGATAGTTAAGGGTTTTATTATAAGATGGATAATAATTGCGTTTATTAAAATTTTTGTGTTTTTTAATATCCTAGCATAGTGTATAATGGCTCAACAAAACCCGCCTTCTGGTTCCTCTACCTCTACCCTTCACTTAGGTGATTTCGTTACTGTTAATGGCGAGACTTTCAATTTCGGCGAAGCAGTTGTCAAAGTTGGACACAACCCAGTGGATGCTGATGCGCTTGTTAACAAGTTGTACGCTGACTCACTTGTTCACGCTGCCGTGGACGAGCAAAAGATTCGCATTGACAATTTATTGATCAATGCTGACATCTCCTTAGACTCATTAAAGGAAGTCACGGATTATGTCAATACTCTTGATGCTAATGCTCTTCAAAACTTGAGCGATGCTGTTGCTTATTTCAACACTGCTATTGCGACCGAGGTGTCTGCAAGAGTCGCTGGTGATCTTACGTTATCTAACAACTTGAATAGCGCGTCCAATAGCTTCACAACAGCTTTCAACACGGTTCAGTTCAACCGCGACACCCAATTTGCTGCTGAGGTTGTTGCTCGCCAAGATGGAGATTCCAACAATACTGGTGCTCTCAACTCTGACATCTATGCTCGTGAACAAGCTATCAACGCTTTGACACTTGACTTTGATGGCAAGTACGACAATATTATCAGCTCAGTGTCCACCCTTGGCGACAGCAATGATGCCAGTTTCGCCACTCTTATTAGCGATCGTGAAGCCGCTGTCAGCGCTCTTCAAACGGATGTTAATGCCAAGTTTGATTTAATTAACGGCACAACTTTGGTGAACTTGAACAGCGATGTTAGAGCCGCCGTTAGTGCAGAGGCTGCCGCAAGAGTAGCCGCCGATGCCGCTATCAGCGCAACTGTTGCCTCTAATAAGACAGCCATTGAGGCTGCTTTAGCACTTCTTGTATCCACTGTTACGGCATCTACTGTTTCCACCACTGGTCGCGTGGATGATTTCTACGGAGCCGACGCCACAACTGGTGCCGTTGCGGATAGCCTTGCCGTGCAAAAGGGTCGCATTGATGCGCTTATTTCTGGCTCATCCATGAGCTTAGATACATTGAAGGAGGTTGCCGACTACGTCAAGTCTTTAGACGATGCGGTCAAGGCTGCTTTACAGGCTCAAGTTGATTCATTAACTGCTTCCATTGCGTCAATGAATACAACTGTTTCTGCTGCCATTGCCACCGAAGTTGCCGCTCGTGAAGCTGGTGATGCCGCGTTTGTATCTGCGTTAGCTAGCGAAACCTCTGCTCGCGAAGCTGCTGATTCTGCGCTTGAGACCTCTTTGAATGCTGAGGTTTCCGCTCGTGGTGCCTCTGAGGCCTCAATTAATGTTGACATTGCTAACGCTGTTAGCGCCAGAGAAGCCGCAGTTGTCGCTTTCCAAAACTCCCTTGCTGCTGAGACTTCTACTCGCAGTTCAGCTGATGCTGATGTGCAAACTGCCATTGATTCAATGGTGGCTGGTCGCACAACCGCTGTTAACGATGTGAATGCTACTGATGCTCAATTGCAAGCTTACGTCAACAGCTTACAAAACCAAGTTGAGCAACTCTACTATGTCCTTTTCCACCAACACCGCGCTGAGACAATTAACTTGCACCCTGGAGTCACAGGTGAAACTGGTCCTTCTGGTAACTCAGGCAATACTGGTAACTCAGGCAATACTGGTAACTCAGGAAACACTGGTAACTCAGGCAATACTGGTAACTCAGGCAATACTGGTAACTCAGGCAATACTGGTGCCACTGGTTACCCATGGTCTGATGGAACCAACACTTACTATGATGGCTACTATGTAAGCAATTATGATAGCATGTGGCACTACCCTGATGGTCGCACATACTGGCCTACTGATGGCTCAACTCATTACCCTGATGGTTCATGGCAAGACAACATGGGCGGTTGGCACTACCCTTGGGACCAGGGAAACACTGGTAACACTGGTAACACTGGCGGCTCTGGCTACTACGGATATTAAACACATTATACAATAATAATTTAAAATTGATATAAATAATCCATTCAATATTTATATTAATATCACACGATTATCGGCAATACATTAACAGATGGAAATTGTAGAATTCTCAACAGAACAAGAACTGGCGTTTAATAAATATATTGAAAAGAAGAATATATTTATCACTGGTCCTGGAGGGACTGGAAAATCTGCATTAATAAAACGGATTTATCAACATGCGATTGCAAAGGGAAAAAAGATCCAGGTTTGCGCAATGACGGGTTGCGCGGCGGTTCTTCTGGATTGCAGTGCAAAAACTATCCATTCGTGGTCTGGAATAGGATTGGGTGTTGGTGAAAATGAAACAGTTGTGCAAAAAGTGACAAAATCATTCTTCAAGAAGAAAAATTGGAAAGCTGTAGATATTTTAATCATTGATGAAGTTAGTATGATGTCAAAAAAAATATTTGAGATCTTGAATGCAATTGGCAAAGCTTTGCGGAAAAAGGGGCAGCCATTTGGCGGGATTCAAATCATATTTTCGGGGGATTTTTATCAGCTTCCTCCCGTGGGCACAAAAGGTGAACTAGAAACATCTCAGTTTTGTTTTGAGAGCGAAGAATGGGATCAAGTATTTGACAAAGAAGATTGCATTCAGCTAGTCAAGATATTTAGGCAGACGGATCCAGTTTACACAAAGATTCTTTCACAGATTCGCGAAGGTCGCCTTCGTCGTTCGTCTGTGGAACATTTGCAAAGATATGTTGGAAGGGTCGTGGGGGAAGATAATATTATCCAACCCACCAAGCTTTTCCCGACAAGAAACAAAGTGGATTCTATTAACTTGGCGGAGATCCATGGATTGCAAACTGAAGAAAAAAGATTTGAGATGAAATTCGTGGATGATCTTCCAATTAGTGCTCTGGAGAAAGAGGCTCGCGTAGGATTTACAAAGGAGCAGATAAGAATTGAAATGCAATATCTTCAGTCAAGTTTGCTTTGCGAAAAATCGTTTATCTTGAAAGTGGGTTGTCAAGTAATGTGCATTGTGAATGCAGAACCTATGCCTGGATTTCAGTTATGTAACGGAAGTCAAGGCATTGTGACAAAATTTACGGAACAGGGTTTACCCGTTGTCAAATTTAATCAGGGGTTTGAGATCCCCGTTGGATTTCACACTTGGCAAAGTGATAATATTCCAGGTGTGGGGATTTTGCAGATTCCGTTGATTTTAGCATGGGCTCTAAGCATTCACAAATCACAGGGAGCATCTATGGATGCGGCGGAGATTGATGTTGGTAGCGGTATATTTGAGTGTGGGCAAACGTATGTAGCTTTATCACGAGTTAAGAGTTTAGAGGGTCTTTACTTGACTTCATTTGATGCAAGTCGCATTAAAATAAATAAGAAAGTGCGCGAATTCTATGATGGATTAAAAGAAGAAGTCGTGGCTGAAGAGAAAAAAGGTGATCTTCGTGACTTCTTTAAAGTTGTTAATGAGGAAGATTTATGAAAAGAGAAAAAGGGGAAAAAAGGGAATTTCACCCTTGTTTCTATTTAAGTTAGTTACAAAACAAATATGCGCTATCTATCTACTACTTTTTTATTTTAGTTTTTTATTTTTTGTTGGCATTGATTGTGGTCTAGTCTAATAGTTGTCGCACAGATAATGCGTCGTGCGCATGCGCTCGCTATCATCTGAATCGCTCTCCGCAGAAAGCAGCTCGGGCATGGAACTATGCGTGCTTGCATCATCGTCGTCTTCCACAGAAATGTCCATTTGAGACCCACAATCAAATGCTTGGTCGGGGTCTTGCACCAAGGCCGCGAGCTCGTCAAGAGACATACTGGAAATTTCTGGGTCGCTAGTGTAGTAGCTGCTGTGGAAGCCCGCTTCATCAACGTCGCCCTCCTCCAAGTCCTCGCTGCTCATGGTTCTTGTCACCCTGAAATTGTAGCGCGGATCATTGGCTTGATCATCGTCACCTTCGGCTTCATTGTACTCATTCTCGTAGTACTCGTCGTACTCGTCCAGGCGGCGCTCAAGATCCGCGATCCGTGAAGCCTTCCCACCAAAGGTCTCATCATTGTTCTCATTGGCCTCATTCTCGTAGTACTCGTCGTACTCGTCCAAGCGACGCTCAAGATCCGCGATCCTGAATGCCTGCTCTCCAATCTGGTCAATCGCGACAGCATGCTCACTGCTCTTGGAGGCAAGCTGCTCTTCCGTGACGCGAAGTCTGGCTTCCATAGAGGTTAAAGCGGCCGCCAGTTGATGGATGTTCTGGTCCGTCGTGGGTACGGGCTCGCAAGTCATGCGCTGCAGAAAGCAGTACGTTCCGTCGTAGAAATTCATGCGGTAGCTGCCCGTGGAGTCAATGGATAAACGTACGTCGTGCATGATTTGCGTATTGGACCAACTCTTGAAATGCACGTATGCCGTGCGAAAGGGCGAGGTTTCTTGCGTCGGGATGACAACAAAATCCACGCGCTCAACGAAGCCGACTCCCACGTCATTGAACATCTGGGCGATCGTGTGCTCGTTAAAGCTTCTAGAAATTCGCGGGATGCGAATGGAGTTCCAGTTCTGGAACAAACCGAATTGCTCATAGGTATTGGTAGTAAAAGAAGTCATTGTTCAAACAATAGTGCGCGTGTAGAAAGGTATCAGTAATTTGTTGTAAAAAAAGCATTTCAATTTTAATTTGAAATGCTTATTAATATGTCAACTAAACTTTTCTTGCATGCAAAAATGCATCTATTTTGTTAACCATTTTTGTATCCACGAAGGAAGATATGGGGCAACAGAAGGATACCAAGCCGCATCGTCAATAAATAGCTTCCAATTTGCAGTATAAAGAAGAATCCATCCAAAAAGATACAACATCACCCTTTCTTCCTTGTTCAATTTCCATTCAGTATGACGATGAGGGAAGAACATGATTAGTAAAAGAGCGGACATGCATGCCACAAATAAAAATTCTGTTCTTTCTTGCCAAAATTTAAATTTTTTTTCAATTTCAGGGTGTTGGTCCTTATCAAAGAACTTTAAATACAAATCACCAGTTGATGCAATAAGAAATACAATCTTCAAAAAAATAATATAAAATAAAAACAACAAGTAAATATTTGATCTTTCGCCCATTAATTTGATCATTCTTCAAATTATATATTATAGGTATAATATAATAACAACCAAATGCCTTGTTCCATAAGTTGTTCTTTCGCTCTTATTTTCATTGTTTCAATGATTTATATGCACAATTCTTCCTGCAAGAGCAATACTGTGTTGAATTATCAAAAACAATTGCCAGCGGATCTACAGGAATTGTATAAAAAAATTGTTAATGAAAGATTAGGGATTTATTATTTTGGTTATGTGCTAGGGTTTATCCTCTCTGCAATTATTATTTTTTATAATTATTCTGTTAGAAAGGGAAGAAACGGAGGATTATCAACAGCATCTACTGTGTGCACTGTGATTGCCGTGTCATTTGTAACAAACTATTTTTATTATATTCTTTCTCCAAAAACAAATTGGATGCTTGATCATATAAAGGGGGAAGAACAAACCAAGGCGTGGTTAAAAATGTATAGGAATATGCAGGTTTATTATCACTCTGGTCTTGTTTTAGGCATAATTGCGGTGGCTTTTTTTGCTCTAGCTTTTAGATGTTAAAGCTAACTTTAGATAGCGACTGTTTAAAGCTAGCTTTAGCTTTTTGGTTACTTTCCATTCTTGATGAGTTTGTCCAAAACGTCGTTGATGTCAATTTTCTCTTCTGCGAAGATTTCACGTGGGCCGTTTCCAGCGCGCTGATTGCTAAGCCTTTTGCGAAGGTTTGCCGTCTTTTTTTGCTTGACAGCCAGGTTAATAGCCTCCTCGGGAATCAAGAAGTAGTCCTGGATTTTCCCGTTTGAAAACGTCCCGATGAGGACATTGTTGAAGACGAGTGGTCCCAAAACGTAGTTGCCTAGAACGCGACCCTCTTTTTCCATGCCCACCTTTGCCTGGGCCAATGTGTCAGCCATCTTGTCCTTAATCATCTTTGAATAATTTGCCTTCATTTCGGCCAGAGGATCTACGGCAACCTTAGCTTTTTTTGCCCCCTTACCCTTGGAAGGTGGCTCGTCAATCCACGACAGATCGGGCTCCCCATCCTGGCCCATCATGTCAATGGTTTGCGTGTATTTCTTTCCAAGAGCATCCATCTGCTTCTCCAAAGAGAAGGGAGACGATTGAGTCGTAACGGCACCTTGTTTGCTAAAGCTGGACATTTTTGTTGTTTGCTGGTTTAAATGCAAGTATGCGTGGTGAAACTGTGTAAAAGTATCTTGATAATAGTTTTTCATTTCAATTTTTTGATAAAATCGTAAATGGTGTTGCTTGAAGATCCAGGTAGACTGTTCGCATTTTGGCGGGTGTTATTGTCGCTGCAATATAATAAATGGCCTTAAACTACTTAAAGACATGCCGCTTTAATATAGTGAAGTGGGCGGCGGAGGCGGCCCTAGGGGTGCATCTTACAGCGATCCCAACATTTTAGTTGAAAAAGATGCAAGCATTTCGTAAAATATTCCGTTATAGTCTAATGGTCATGATGGAGGGTTTTCACCCCTTAGGTCGGGGTTCAATTCCCCGTAACGGAAATTCATCGCTCGTGTAGCTCAGTTGGTTAGAGCATCAGTCTTATGAGCTGAGGGTCCACGGTTCAAGTCCGCGCTCGAGCACTTTAACCTTTAGAAAAGGTTGAGCCAAAACTTGGCTCAAAGTTTCCACCACTCTTACCAAAAGTGGCCCATATTAAGTTTTGCTCCACTTTTCCCAAAAGTGGAAAGTTTTCCTCCAGCAACTCCTTTTCAAAATTATGTCTTTGAAGACCAAGGAAAACAGCAAACCCCGTTTTGATCAACTTTTCTCAAAAGTTGATTAAGCACAGATGGCCGAGTGGTTTAAGGCGGCAGACTTAAGACCTGCTATCTACGGATGCGTGGGTTCGAACCCCACTCTGTGCAAACTATTTTGTAGCATACAGCGATTCTTGCATTTTAAGCAAAAACTGCTACAAGCAAATAAAGTGAGGAACTAGTAGTCCTAGGCGTGTAGGTTCCTTTACAGCGATCAAAAAATAACATTTATTATCCTTATTGGGATAATAGCCTGATTCGCAACGTACGACATTAAGTTGTTAGTATGGTTGCGTTTCAGGTTTTAAGCACTAAGCCTAATGGGATGGTTTGGCGCTGTGGTAAAGTAGGTCTTTTTTAGCCATCGCGCATTTTGAATGCAAATGGCTTAGAGCAACATGGAGTTGCTTGGAGTGTAGAGGCAACATGGAGTTGCTAAGTTTGGAAGCAGCATTAGAGTATGAGGAGCTTCCATTACAGCGATCAAACTAAGATTTGTTATTCCTTTTGGAATAATAGCCTGAATTGTGGCGTGTTAAATTAAGTTGTAGCATGTTTGCTTTTCAGGTTTTAAGCGCTAGACTTGTTCTAGTGCTGTGGTTGAGACCCTGAAGTAGGTCTTTGGGCAACACGGAGTTGCTAAGTTTGGAAGCAGCATTAGAGTATGAGGAGTTTCCTTTACAGCAAATTACCCGATAATATTTGCGTAGTGCGGACATTGTTGAATGTCTTAGAAGAGACACGGAGTCTCTTGTGTGTGCAAGAATGCATGCATGGTTAATTTTATTTTGCTCTCATAGTGTAGCGGTTAGCACCACAGACTTTGAATCTGTTATCCTGGGTTCAAATCCCAGTGAGAGCTCTGCATCTGTTTCCAACCATCAGCACAAAAATGGCCCCAACATAAACCTGGTTAGCTCAGTAGGTAGAGCGCTAGCCTTTTAAGCTAGTGGTCGAGGGTTCGAGCCCCTCATCGGGTAAAAAAACAGAGTTACTAGACTCCCAAAACTAGATCTATTCAATGGCTCTATAGTGTAGCGGTTATCACGCATCCTTTACACGGATGAGATGCGGGTTCAACTCCCGCTAGGGCTAATCTTCTACTTTTGGAAAAAGTAGAGCAAAATCTTTCCACCTTTGGGAAAGTGGTTTTGTCATACTTTTCCCAAAAGTATGTGTCTTCATCACAGCAATTACCCAAACTTTATTTTAAAAAGCCCAAAGTGAAGACTGCATTTACCCATTGCTTCTGTAGCTCAGTAGGTAGAGCAAACGGCTGTTAACCGTTAGGTCGCAGGTTCGAGCCCTGTCAGGAGCGAAAAATATATCATGGTTTTATTGATCATGGTATATTTAATTGAAATACTTATCGTCTTTTCTTGTTAGACTTTCTTTTGTTAGTCTTTCTTCTTTTGACTGTTTTTCTTCTTTTTGTTTTCTTTGCAGTTTTGCGACGACTTTTTCCTCCGTGATGGTCGCGGTCTTTTATCTTTTGTCCAACCAAATGTTCTTGTTGTTGTTGTAATTGTCTTCCTTCTGCAGCAGCCCAAGCTGCATGTTCAGCTTCTAATCTTGCCACATTTTGCGCTTCTTGAGCTTTTTCTTCCTCGGAAAGTTTCTCTCTTAAACTTTCAATTAAAGCTGTTACCTTTTTACTTTGCTCTTCAGCTTTTGCTTGAGCCGCTGGCATGCGTTGCAATGTAGTTGCATAGTCACCACTTTCCAAATCATCATCACTATCGTAATTGTCCTCGTAAAAAGCGGGCTTATATTTTTTGAGTGCTTGTCTACCCATTTTAATATTTAACATGTCCTGAACTACTGTAGGGTAGAGGTCTTCAATAGCCGATAATACAGTTCTTTTATCAATACCAGGATTAGATAATATGGTTGGTAATAAATTACTAACAGTCTGCCACCTCTTTGTTTTTACTGCACGTAAAAAGCTTGTTGTTTTTACTGCATTTAAAAAGTTTTCTAATTCTGGATCCATAAAACTTATTCTTATATATTGCAAAGGTTTAATTTTATTAATTATCTAAATAAGTTTTTCAATACTTGGAACAAAAATAGAATGAAATCCTACGTGCAATTGTTCATCCAAACTAATCTCAATAATTTCATAATTGTTCAAGTTGACTAAAATTAGAAAACTTTTTTTATTGTCAACCTTGTCAAATGTTAACGCAATAAGATAGGGAATATTGTCAATGTATGTGACTGCAGATTCACCGCAACTATATTTATTGTGGAACGTCAAATCTTTAACTAGGGTTAGGTCTTTAAAAATGGCTATACCGTCTTTTTTGGTGAATATCGTTTTTCCGTTGAACGTAACTGGAAAATCAAGGTTGTACATTTCGGCAATTGGATCTCTTTCAATTGTAACCTTTTTAGTGAGCTTATTTACGATTATCTTGCGATATTTACCAGAAAACTGGAATTCTTTGAAATCAATATTGTTGTACATTGATGCATATATATAAAGATTTATAGCGTCTTCTTTAAGGCCTGCATAATGGAATATGAAAAAGGCTTCATCTGTTTCGTAAGATTCAATGGTGTCTGTTTCCTTGTTTAAAATCCTGATTATAGTTTTTTGGGTTTGTTGCAACATTAAGGAACGCTTTACTTGATCTATTGTTAAGGGGGAATCAATGATTATCAACTTGTCTGGTGTTGTCAAGAAATCATGGACTAATGGCATGTATTTTAGTTGGATGTTGCGCTTGTTTAATAAAACAAAGTCTTGGGTCAACCGATAATATTCCAAGGTGTTTGCAAAAATGTTGTAGTCTATTGTTTCTATTGTTTCTATTGTTTGCTGTTCTTGTTCTTGTTGTTGGACCTTTGAATGCGCTGAAAAGTGGTGCAAAGGTTCTATGTTTACCTTTTTTATAGTTTCAATATTGGTGTTATCAAAATCAATGTGCAATTTGTATGGCGAATCCTTTTCATACAAAGCATAAATATTGGTCTTGATTTTGAGGAGAGAGGTATTTGCCACACCAAATACATTGGGCATCATTTTCAATCCGTGTAAAAAGTAAAATACTATTTTTAATAATATATTATCAGGCATTTTACCATATTTTTCCTCATGCAAAATTTTTTCTGTTTTAATAAACTGTTTTACAAATGTTATTTCGCCATCTTTGAAAAAAACACCTTGTATGATTCCATCACCAATAAACAGATCCAATAAATTGGTATTTTTTGTAAAGTTTATGTTTGGACCTATTATGCCAAAAAATCCATCTAATTTATTTATTTGGTTTTGCTTGGAATGTGGTAAGGTATATTTTATTGTCTTTTTAATCTCTTGATCCTTTATAAAATTTTGATAATTTGGAGAAGACAGTTTTCTATGTAAAGGGAAGAAACAAACAATTGATCTGGTCCACTGAAGTGTTAAGATTGAAAATAATAATACATTAAAATATTTTGTCATTAGCTTTACTTTACTATATTATAAGAACAATATGTTTGTATTTTAATTTAATTTTTAGTATAATTTTTTAGTTTTAATGTTAATATATTTTTCCATTTAATCTACAGTAGAATGTCTAATTACAAAATTTATAAGGATAATGGCAGTAAATACTGCATTGAATTTTTGGGAGGGGAAGAAAAAAAGATGAATCGCGAGGTTTTTATTAAATCACTTATAGAGCCGCAACTTTTAGTTGGGATATCAACTAATGTGCATAGAAATAAATTATTCTTTTATGCAGATGTGGTTACAACTTTTGCAGACTTTTTGCAAAAGCAAAAAAAAAATAAAGGGAAAAGCGAAATGAATACAGTTATGAATATGATTGACTGTTTGTCCAAACAAATATTCTATCTAGAAGCACAAGGATATTCCTTTTATAAGTTAACAATGGACGGCATTCTTGTTATAGATGATTGCAGATTTATTATTATTGATCGCAGCTTGATGTTGAACTTGAACAATTCTATACCTAAAACTATTTATTTTGACGTGCCTGTAAATAAAGACGGCTTTATATCTCCCGAATTGAAAAACTTATCTGTTCTTCCTTCATCCATTCCTTACAGCTCAATTTACTACAGTTTAGGATTAGTGGTTCTTTGTTATTTGAATGGTTCTCCATTAACTGAAGGAGTGTCTTTGGAACAAGATCAAATTCTTAATTCTATTATTGATACAAAGCTTTTTGGGTTTATTAAAAGATGTTTGCATTCAAATATAGAAAAAAGACGATTGCTGTTTATTTAAATTTCTAACAATATGTTATATGTCATTGGCCACATTTAAAAAAAAATCAGTAATTCAATTTGGTTCTAATATTTCTGGTAAACCTACTGGGGCTTATTGGTTGCCTCAAGGACCATTTGGATCTAATAAAACAATTAATTCAGTAATGCTCGCCGCTGCGAAAGAACAATACGGGGCTGTCGGGTTTTCTTTGTCAGGCACACACAGAAATGTGGGACGCGTTGGACAAAGCATGGCAATGAGTAAAAACGGCACACCATTTAGAGGTGTTTGCGCTCTAGGATCTGGTGGAGTTGGAGGAACTTATTCAAGAGAAAATCCTACTTTTAATGCTAATCCCGCATACGTAGAAGTCATGGGGTCTCAGTATCTATATAATAAACCTTCTTCCTTGTCTACCAGTGGAATGTTGAGAAAGAAATACAAGTACTTGTATAACGGCCAGTTTCCCAACTATTGGGTTCAACCTGTTTACGCTTCTGGCAATCTCAAGGATAATGCTAGTCAAGGTTTGTACATTCACACTAAATCTGCTGCAAATGATTGCCACGTGGATGTTAATGGTACTTATAAATACATTGATTACATCAAGGAATGCTGTCCAGTTTATGCCAAGTTAAATATTGTGCCTCCTCACAAGTACAATACACTTACTTCTATTGCTCCCTATACTAAGCAACTTTATCAGCCACAGACTTCATCTCAGCACACTCTTCGCGTTCAAAGAAAGTGCGCCAATCCAAAACCATGGCAAAAACCTTATCCTTATGCTGTTAACGGCAACCCTGGATGCGGTGGACCCGCTCTTAATACTGGCGCTACAATTCCTACATGGTATGCTGCTGAAAAAACTGTTTTACCAGATGATTTAACTGGCACATCATTGATTAATTCTCTTGCAGATAAAATTACTGAAGAAGAATATTATGCATTATTAAAAGACTAATCTTGTGACTATTTTTTGATTATTTTTTTTATGCGTATAATTATATAATGGCAAACTCATCATTATATAACAGATTTATTAGCACTAGTATGCAAAAAGGTGGAGGCAAGAGAGTTGCTACGGACAATTTATTAGATATTATTGCCGATAAAAAGCAATTTTTAGTTCTTACATTTATTAATCTTATTTTTCAATTAGGTATAACTTATTATTTAATGATGAAAAATAGAGTTGGACTTGATTCAAAAGAAAATAAATCTGCAATGATAACATTCATGTTTATTGTACAGCTAGTTATTATTATTGTATTATCATTTGTTCCAATGCCACCATTCTTAAAATTTGGGCTGTTCTGTTTATTTTCTGCCACCTTTGGTGTTTCATTGTCTGTTATTAAAACAGAAACAAATGTAAAAATTATTAGGGCTGCTATGGTTAGCACGGCGGCAGTATTTATGACAATGTTGTCGTTTGGATTAGTACTTATTATGTTTGGCATTCAGTTGAGCGTTGGTGTGGGATTTTGGTTGCTTATGGCGCTATTATTTTTGATCATATTCCAAATTACCAGTTTATTTTTGGGAAGTTATACAATGTTTGCAAAAGGGTTGGCAATATTATCATTAATGATTTTTTCTGGGTTTGTAGTTTATGATACAAATAGGATATTGCAAAGAAATTATTATGGGGACTTTATAACTGCCTCAATTGATTATTATTTGGACATTATAAACATCTTTTTGGATTTTCTCTCTTTTGGCGGAGGAAGAAGTTAACAGTGAATATTTGAAAAATACTTAAAAGCTTCTTATGATGATATTATTATAGATGGCGACATTCAATAACATCATCAATAATGCTAACAATTCCAACAATATAAATAATATTATTTACAACAATATTAACAATATTGGGATTTCTTCTCTTTTTTCAAAGACTGACCGCGTAATGGTTCTCAAGCTCTTTGTTGACGGAAATGAGGAGTTGAAGAATGCATATAGAACTGCTATTGATGGCCACAATACACGGCTTTATAATAATCCATTTATTGACGCTGGATTTGATGTATTGAATCCGTTTGTAAGTGTGGCGTCTGGAGGCGAAGTTAATAAGATTAATTTTCGCGTGAAGTGCGAGGCAACGATGGTTATGGATAATGACAAGAGCTTCCCTACTGGGTTTTACATGTATCCTCGTTCAAGTTTGTCTAAGACTTCGCTCCGTTTGGCTAACAGTGTGGGGGTCATTGATGCTGGATATCGCGGTCATTTGATCGGCGCGTTTGATTGTTTGGGTTCGTCATTTCAAACTGTTGAACATGATAGATATGTGCAGATCTGTGCACCTACTTTGTGTCCCATTTTTGTGATTATGGTGGATAATGAGAATGAGCTGGAGGAAACTGTGCGAGGTGCTGGTGGGTTTGGGTCAACTGGAAGATAAGTCGTATAGATAATTAAATGTTGTCATATAGTATAAAATATGGCAACATTGACTTCACGTTTTAATAAGATATTCACCAAAAATAATGTCTATTTAATGATCGGTTTATTGGCAATTTTTATTGGAAGTTGGACCATTATGTATTTAATACCCAGCGTATTTGTTGGATTGTTTGACACTCTTTTAGGAAATGCTATTCTTTTGCTAACGGTTTTATTGACTGCAAAATACAATCTAAAGGTTGCTATTGCTTTGGCAATTATATTTGTGATTTTTTATCAGTTCTCTCACTTGTCAAAAAGATAAGAGGGTCTTTTATTCTAAGCATATTATAGACAGATAATTATGGGTGCAGAAGATTTTATAAAGAAATTTGTTAAAAAGATTGTAAAGACAATAGAAGGCATGGGAGTTCTGTTAAAAATATTTAAAGAAATTCGCGAGTTCTTCCAGGTAAAATTGTGTTTGATTTCTAGCTTATTTATCGCTATTGTGTTTGCTTTTGTTGCAATGTATTACGAGCCAGGGGCTTATAGTTGGACGTTTGACACTATTTTAGGGAAGGTTATTTTATTCTCAATCATAGGTTTAGCCTTTGTTAGAGATTTCTATTATGGTTGTATTGTTTCTTTGTTTGTTACTATTCTTTATTTTGTCGCGGGGGAAATAATAAAAGGGAAAGAAGAAAAAGAAGGAAAAGAAGGATTTAAAGGAATCGTGGGCGCAGGTACTGGATCCTGGTCTAAAAAAACTCTTGACGATTTTAAAACATACAATGCAAAGGTTCACCCTGATACCAAATTTAATTTGCAGATCTTACAAGAGCAGGCGAGTCAGGATGAAGCAGAAGCATATGTGAAAACTGGTTATTGGCCTTGGACGGACGTTACAAAAAAGATGTATGTTGAACAGGTTGAGAGATTGCAAATGATTAGAATCAATCCAGTAATTCAACTGAATGAAGCCATGCAGCTTTACAATGAGAAGGCGGCACAACAATTATTATCGTGGAACACGAAAGAGGGCGATTTTATTATTAATGGTGGCTTGGCTGCATATGATCCTGAGGTGGAGGATGCTGTAAATGATGGCATGCCCGAAGATGAACATCAACCAAAAAATATTATTAGGTGCGTTCAAGATAAAAATGGGAGATCAAAGATGCAGAAGAAATCCTTCTATGGATACAATTATTTTAATGGATACAAGAATACCAAGACGGAGGATGTGTTAGACGAAGATATACCAAAGGAGATGCCTGGATTTGAGTTTGTAAAGGGTCCATGCAATCCATGTGGACCTTTAGAAAACCCACCAGAATATAACTGTCCATTTACATTGAACATTCAGGGGAAGAACAAGGGGAATTATAAGGGAGGTGATAATAATTTTAGCGGGAAAAAAATATCGCCTATTTGGGAACAACTTTGGGGGTTGAAGGAACCAAGCGAGGAAGAAGCGAGACAATTTGTGGAGAAAATGTACGATACAAGTGATCCAAGAGACAAGGGATTTTACTATGGTTTGGCTACAGGAGTTTAAGAGGTGTAAAATAAAAAATTTTTATATATTTTTTATTTTGTTTGTTTGTTTTATTTGTTTATTTTTTTGTTTGTTTGTTTTATTTGTTTATTTTTTTGTTTGTTTGTTTTATTTGTTTATTTTTTTGTTTGTTTGTTTATCTTTACTTGTTTTCTATGCGTTTTTATTTGGTTCCACCTTTTCCACAAGTTTACGAAAGGTGGATATTATACAGAACGCGCACTGCTGACCTCGCGCATTAGCGCAAGCGTGGGTTGAGTAGCATACGCGGAGATGGCACCATCCGTGAGCTCGTGCACCAGGTCGTCCTCCTCGTCCTCAGCAATCTCCCCCTCTTCAAGCTCTTCCATTCCAGGATGGCTCATGCAGGTGGGAGTGCGCATCAGCATGGGTGGTCTAAGAGGACCAACGCCTGCTCCTCCTTGCGAATCATCGTCGTTCATGTAGTCTGGACTGACTGCATTCTGGCGTTGAAGGCCCGCATTTTGGCGCCTCATGCCATGTGCGGGGGTTTGGCTAGCGCTTCTTGCCGAGGTATTGTTGGACATCTGGCGCAAGTTGCAGGTGTATTTGGCCTGCGTAAACGCGCGCGCCTCGTTTTGCGTGAAACGCTTGCCCAGCGAGAGCCAGACGGTGTAGACGTCGTCCAGCAGCTGCTTCATCAGCGCCTCGTTCTCCATGTTCTTGTCCTTGGCGTACTCCTTCATAGAGCGGAAGAACTCCTTTAGCTTGTCGCGCAGAGTTTTCTTTTGTTCAGCGTGCGTGTTGACGAGCTCAGTGTAGGCCACGACTTCGCCTTCGTAGCGCTCCATGTCTGCGGCATAATTGTCACTGTACTGAGGGTGAGTAGGTGGCACAAGATCCAGAGCCAAATTGTCGCGAGCCTGGGCCAATAGCTCAACTGTCTTGTGACGGAAGATGTCGCGCGTCAAGTCCTTGTAGCATGTGAATGCGGCACTCTCGGCAAGAGCGGTGGCTTGCGAGGTCTGCGTGTTCTTGCCATAACACAAGGCGTGAATGGTCTCGGGGTCCTTGGAGCGCACACTGTACGTCTTAGCTGAACCACCAATGATGTTTCCAATGCAGAGCTTGTCGCCCCAAGTGTTGTCCTCGCGCAAAATCTCGCCGTTCAAGATCTGCAGCTCGCTCTTTTCCAAAGCGATATATAGGAAGTTTTGTAGGATCTCACCAATAGGCTCGCCCGCGCGCTCAAAGTCCGCAACGTAGAAGTACGAAGACCCGACGGTGATCAGCAAGTCTGCATTGTGACCAGCTCCATAACCAATGCAGATGGTAGGGTAGGGGCGGTCCTTGACAATGTCCTGCAGCTTAAACTTGTTGCACTCGCCCGCATTTGCCTCGCCGTCAGTGGTGACAACAGAGATAACATGCGCATCGGGATTTTCGGCAAGGAACTCGTCGCAAGACTTGACCGAATTGCGGAGGGCCAGCTCAATGTTTGTGCTGTTGTTGGGAAGCTGGCGATTGGTCACGATTGAGACCAGTTGCTCCATATTTTCATCAGTGAGCTGAGTCAGGGCAAGGACTGGATAGACCCTCGTGTCAAAATCGGCCAGCTTGACAAAGAGCTTAGCCTGTGGATTCTCCGCGGCGATCTTGGTTAAAGCGCGAATAGCGTTGCAGATAGTGGCCTTCACGTGATCGTCTCTGCTGCGACCATCGTTGGTGGTAGTGGTCATGGAACCAGAACCGTCTTTTTCCATGTTCACGAGGTAGACGCCTGCGGGGATGGCAATGTCACCGCGAACCGTCATCTTCACGATGCCAAACTGACCTTCAGCGGCATCGTAGAGATTTGGTGGGAGAGCGACCGACGGGTCGTGGAACTCTATAGAAAGGTTTTCAATTGGCAAAGCGGGGGACTTTGCCGAGGTAGTCTGGGATTCAATATCAAATGCGCTCATGTTTACTTGAGACGTGCGAACGGTGTGTGTGAACTCTATTAGTTTTTGAAATTGATTTCAATTTTTTTTCTAATTCAAAATGATTTGAAAGTAAAATCAATTACTTTTAAAATTACTTAAAAAATTATCATTGTATAATATTTATAATATGGAAGTCGTTGAGCAAACTACTGAGCAAACTGTTTTTGACAAGGTTGTTGACCAAACTGCTGGTGAAAATGTGAAGGTTGCTGCTGCCGCTGAGGGTGCAGAGGATTCCAAGACTCGTCTTGTTGATGTTGAGGTTACGGATCAAAACATGGCTCTCACGCTTATGGTTTCTTTCTTGAACTTGGCGCAACGCCGTGGTGCATTCACATTTGATGAGTCTGGAAAGATCTGGGAGTGCATTAAGCGTTTCCAAAAGTAAAAAAATAATACGATGAATGAAAAAAGGGTTTTTTTATACCACTTTTTCATTTACATTAAAACAAACAAATTATACACGCGTTTGATTTTTTGATTTTTTGTGTGTACGTTTTATACAGTCATTTTTTTGGTTTTGGTTTATACTCCTGTTTGTTCTTGGGCTTGGGCCTCTTGTGGTGATGCAGGAGGTTTCTTGATCACACGGCGCTTCTTCACTGGAAGAGCCGTGATGTCCCCATAGTCAATCGCTTGGAGAGCGTGAGTGCTTGAAGGAGAATCCACGTCAAGGCAGGGCGATGGCTCTCTGGCCCTGGGAGGCGAACTGTCAGGGGATCGCGGCACAAAGCTTGGTGCTTGCATTTGAACAGATGCTCGCGTATCGCTTTTCTGTCGCATATCGCTTTGCGGTCGCATGTCGCTTTGCACTCTCTGCTGGCGCTGCATGCGCTGCTGCTCTCTCCTAGGGTCGCGCTCCCTGGGGAGGTAGTCGCGAGGAGGCTGGTCGCGAGGAGGCCTCTGGTTTTGGTCGCGAGGAGGCCTCTGCTTGTGATCGCCTCTTGGGCTGTCAAACTCTAGCGCGGGTCCGCGGCGCTGCTCTGGCCCACGTCTTTGCTCTCCAGAAACGCTGCGATTCGCCGAGATCTTCCAGAACCACGGGTCATCATAAACGATCTTGATTTCCTTACCTGTTAGAAGGCGCTCCCTGGCCTTGTCTGCGTCCGCGTTCTTGTACCAGCGCTTGAAGTGGATGAAGACGCGCTGGAACTCGTCTCCACCATCGTTGCGCTTGGGCACCATGTCCACGCGCTCAATGTCTCCCAGATTGAGCTGCTCAAGAACCCGACGGACGCGTGCCTCGGTGATGTTCTTGAATACTCGCGGGATGCACATGCTAGGCACGTTAATGGGCAAAGTGCTAAGATCAACTGTGGCAGAATCCATAGTCTCAAAATATATTCAAAAGTTAAATGCGATTAGATCAACCGTAACGGTGCGTGTGAGTACCAGTGTCAAGATCTTTGAAAAGCATTTCAATTTTTTCAAAAATAGTTAATGGATGGGGATACTAAAATCTTTACGTGGACGGATTTTTAGTAGGTAGCCGAATAAGTATTTTAAAAAAAAATTGAAACCGATTTCTGCGATGAAAGTACAGATACAACTTGCTTTGCAAATCGGTTATTAACCATGTCTTCTTCTTTGAGTTCTTTCCCCAGCTTCTATATCCCAAAGGTGTTCAAGAACATTGGCGAGGAGCGCATCATCGGCGTGTTTGAGAGCCTGGGTTTTGGTCGCGTGGACCATGTTGACTTTGTTCGCCGCCGTGGCGAGAAGGGCGACGAGTACAACTCCGTCTACGTGCATTTTGCTACTATGACTGACTCCACCATGGTCAGGCGCTTCTTGGACAAGCTCCAGAACGGCGATGTGCAGAACCCTCCGCGCATTGTCTACGACGACCCCTGGTACTGGATCGTCCTGGAGAACAAGCCTCAGCAGGCGCGCGCCTCGGCTTCTAAGCCTCGCATTGAGTTTCAGGGTCAAAGCCAGAGCCAGGGCCAGGGCTACTCCTTGTTTGGAGGGAACGACTTTCCTCCTCTGCCGCAGATGCTTTCTGCTTCGCTTGCGCCTTCTGCTGCGCCTGCTCAACGTTCGGTGCACTTCCAGTTTCCCGAGGTGGGTTACCAGGACTATGCGCCAATTACTGAGCCCACACCTCAACCCAATGATCAGGCTTTTGTGAGCGCAGACTACGCGAATTACCTGGAGCTGGAGGTTGAGCGTCTGCGGGGCGAGCTGGACGCTATTCGCGAGGCCAGGGAGGAGGACAGGCTGCTGGAGGAGGCGATTGCGGCTCACTATGCGCAGGGCGATGATGCCTAGTCAACCTTTAGAAAAGGTTGAGCCAAAATTCCACCTTCGGGCTTAAGGGTGGAACCAAAAACAAAACATAAAAAATACAAAACAAAAAACAAAAATCCACCTTTTCGTAAACTTGTGGGAAAGGTGGAAAAAACAAACTAAAGCGTTGTTGGCACTATGCGCAGGGCGATGATGCCTAGTCAACCTTTAGAAAAGGTTGAGCCAAAATTCCACCTTCGGGCTTAAGGGTGGAACCAAAAACAAAACATAAAAAACAAAACAAACATAAAAAATACAAAACAAAAAACAAAAATCCACCTTTTCGTAAACTTGTGGGAAAGGTGGAAAAAACAAACTAAAGCGTTGTTGGTGTACTGGTAACATGCAACCCTTCCAAGGTTGAGCTAGGGGTTCGATTCCCTTACAACGCACCCTGAGTGTCTGGTCTCCCAAAACAGAAAAATGCCCGATTGGCGCAATTGGATAGCGCGTAAGACTTCTAAGCCCTATGGGCGGCAGGTATCTTGAGGTTGAGGGTTCGAGTCCCTCATCGGGTGCAAAAAAAGAATACTAGGATTTCCACTGAATCCTACCACAGTATTTTTTTTCTTGTTTGCATTTGCGAATAAGAAAAAAAATTGAATTGCTTTTTTGGGTGTTGAGGATAAGTACCTTGACCTAGAAACGTGACATCAATGTCGGCATTACCTAGCACCCTTTGGGGTGCCATTAACAGAGCGAAGATTGACATTCGCAAGTATCATTTGGAACAGAATGTACAGAAAAAAGAGAAGCTGAAGAAGCTGGCCGAGGCATCTATGGCGAACGCAGACAAGGTGGTGGGGCCTGGACCACACAAGTTCATGTCTACCAGGAGCGGGTGGAGAAAGGAGGTTCTCTTCCTTAACTACTATGACGATGACGAGCGGATTGGGCGTTATTGGCAGGACGCCGTGGAGCATTGGAACTTGGAAACTATTCCCTCGTGGGCCGTGGGGAAGCTCTTGAAGGTGCAAGAGCCAGCGCTCGGCGAGACCTTTGTTGTAAATGGAGTTCAAAAGATTTATGCTTGGCGTCCTGAGCACCAGGATCGGTAGTAGAAAAGTAGTTTAGATTAGTTTGTTTTGTTTGGATTTTAAAGATCTTTTTTTGCATGCGGTAAAAGAAAAATAATCTGTGAATATATTATAATATGCCCCTTTTAAAAATAAATAGTCTGCCCCTTGCATTCAATACTGTTTATGCAAATGATATGCGTTCCAGCTTACCGCCTGAAACAATGATTTATAATGAAGATGGACATCGGTTGCGTACTATACAGGAATTTAGGGGAATGAATTTCAATCCAGATCAAATAGACCAACTAGTAGCTAATGGCATTTATTATAATCCTGATATGGTAGGTAAGCAGGTGGCCATTGTGGAGGAGGAGCATGAGGGTGGTAAACGTAATACCAGGAAATCCAAACGCGGCAAAACCAATCGTAGAAAAACCAATCGCAGGAAAACTAATCGCAGGAAAACTAATCGCAGGAAAACTAATCGCAGGAAAACCAATCGCAGAAGAATTTAAAAAGAGAGACACGCTTATTTGAATAGAGAAAAGACGTGCAAATGTTTGTTTACACCTTCACACTTTTTAAGTGCAAAGGCGTAAAGATGTTTTTGTATATGATAAAAAAATTATCGCAAGATAAAAAAATTTTTATTGGGTGTTTTGTTTTTGTTTTTTATTTTTTATTGCGTGATAATTTTTTATTGTTTTTTGATGTGGGTGTTGTTTACTCTTCCTTTACCAATTCCAAATATCGCGCCTCCAAATTGGCCAGAACTATGGCTGGCAGATCGTTGGTCTTGACAAGACTCTTTCCGTCCGCGCTCACGGTGTAGCCCGCAAGGTAGGTCCTATAAATACTGTGGCCTAGAAATTCTGGGTCGATCTTTTCTAGACCATCGCCGTAGAGTCCTCGGCCGCGCTCGCCTTCGTAGACGTATTGAGCGCAATTCATGCAGTAGCCGATGAACATTCCGTCAAGGCTTCCATACCAGCGGCAGTTTGCACACTCTTTGGGACCAGTTCCTGGGGCGTGAGTGTCTAGCCACTCCTCTGGAAAACACTCGTGGTAAACAATGTTCCCACTCCATTCCTCTTGAGTCCACCATTCTTCCCCCACTTCCAACTCCAACTCCTCCGATTCAGGGGGTGTATTAAACTCGCTCATGGCTCTTGTTGGTGAAACACTTTGTACAGTCAAATACTTTCAAAAAAAGCATATCAATTTTTTTAGTAATTCGTAATGGGGCGTCTTTAAGTACTTTTGGCAATTTATTCTTTTCGCGGGGTTGATCCTATTTTTTTTAATAGCTAGTAAGAAGAGAATAATGATGTTTTGTGGCGGCGGTGGTATTTTGGAACTATTGAAAAAAAGGGCTCATGCAAATCACTGTTTGTTTGGTTCGCGTGTTGTTAGAGAGTTATGGTTGTTTGTTATCTTTATAGACTGGGTCTCTTCCACCTTTTTTCCACCTTTAAAAAAGGTGGAGCCAAATACGCGGTATTAAAGGGTGGGATTTTTGCTCCACTTTTTTAAAGTGGATATTTGGCTCCACCTTTTCTAAAGGTGGAAGAAAAAAGGCTTTAAGCCTTTCCATCTTTAATTATTAGGGGTTACATGGCAAAACATAATTCAAAACAAAGGTTATCTATCTAATTTTTTATGGGGTTTGGTGGTTTAGATTGCCTCTAGGCTAGGAGCGGGTTCAAAGAACTCAGGTCTGCGGCGTCTCGGGGACTTGGGCTCTGCATAAGCATGCAGAGGAGCTTGCGGCTGGGGAGCTTGTTGCGGTTGAGGAGCTTGCACGGGAGGAGCTTGCACTTGAGAGGCTAGCACCTGAGCGTAGGTGCGCCCGTCGCGATGATCAACTGCGAGTTCGCCGTCAAGCATGCGATCAATCAGGCCGCCAAGGCGATCGTCCAGATCATCATTCAAGCGCCCAGCTTCGCTGCTGTGGCGGTACGTCGTGGCGTAGAACAAGAGGTCCGCCATCGTGTAGCCCATTGTCTGCAGTTTATCGGCCATCTGCTTGCACGTGAGGTCGCGCTCTCTATCCTCGTTTTCACTCTCGCCATCGCTATCGCTTTCATCCTCTCCGTCAAACTCTTCCTCATCATCCTCCTCCTCCTCAGGCATGTCAACGAGATCCTTGCGGCACATGGGGCACTCAATGCGCTCCATCATGTTCCTGAAGATGCAGCTGGAATGGAAGCGGTGGCCGCACTCGGTGACGGTGCAGTTGCTGGCGCCTATGTCATCCATGCAGATTGCGCACTCGTTTCCGCAGGGGGTGCAGAATACTTCGGGTTCGCTTGCAACGGGCTCTTCAGCTTCGCTTGCACTGGCAAGCTCTTGCAAAATGCTTGCAAAAGCTTCGTCCAGGTTGAGCGGCGCCAGGCCTAGGAAGCAGCCCTCTTCGCCCTCGTCCTCGCTAGAGGTTTCCCATGTGCCTTCGCTTTCGCCGTCGCTTTCTAAAAGAGAGATCTCGTCGTACATGCAGCCACCAAAGCACATGTGGGCCACTTGGTTGGGCTGGAACGTAGGGAAGCAGCCAGGGCAAGAGAGTCTGGTCGTCATTATATATAAACAGTTGAAAGGTTAAACCAAATTTGATGCAACGTGTGCGGTAAGTGTCAGTCATACCCCAAAAAGTATTTCAATTTTTTTTGAAATGTATGTGGACGGACGGTGACTAAAAATTCAACCTTTGGGAAAGGTTGAGCCAAAATCCTAATCCATTTTGCTCCACTTTTTCACAAGTTTACGAAAGGTTGAATGGAAAAAAGGTTGGTACCTTTTAACTCTTTAATTATATGGGTTACAAGACAGGTTAAGACAAGGCAAAATCTAAAACTAATTTTTGTGGTTCTAAGGCTTTTTTAACGCTTCTCTCGCTACGCTTTTCGGTCGCTGCGCTTACCATCCGTCGGCCACCTCTTGCTGCTGGTCCTCCTCCTCGTCCTCATCGTCACTCCAGTCGGCCCAGGATCTGCGCGAAACCCGAGGAAGCTGGGTCACCTGAACGGCGCTGGATTTGTAGATGTTTGCGCCCATATTCAGGCCCAAGGCTTTTGTGAAGCCCGACTCTCTCACTTGCAGAGGCTCGCCCGTGAAGAAGTCGCCAAGGATCACCATGCCTGGCATCGCGCGGGGCTGGGGCTTGGGTGCAGGCTCCAAGACGACACGTGCGGCCCACGATTGTGTGGGCTGTTCCGCGGCCTTGGAGGCGAGCTCTTTCACAAGCTTGGATTGGACGAGGCTGGGGAACTCCTCCTTGGGAGTGGCCTTTTTGGCCTTGGAGGACTTGGCCTTGAGAAGCTCCTCGTCATCGTCACTGCTGCTGTCAGCTAGAGCCGAGAAACCGCCAAAGCGGGCAGACTTGGATGAGGAGGGCTGTTGCTGAGGCTGAGTCTGCTTCTTCTTCTCAAAGTTCTCACAGAACTTGGCGAGGCGCGCACTGTCCTTGGCGCTCTTTTCTTCCAGCCTGAGCTTCTCCTTGAGAGCTGGGCAGCAGCTGGGGGTGTGGCCTATCTCGTAGCAGTACTTGCACTCCGCGCAGAGAAGTGTGGGGCAAACGACTCGCGAATTGGGTTCGGGGGTCTCGCGCACGTAGTGAGACGTGTACTCGGCCTCGGTCTTGCCCGCATCGTGGCACACCTTGCAATAGGGCTTCCTTGCGTTAGATCTGGAATCTTGACGCGAACGATCTGCCTTTCTCACACTGTACTGGTTGTTGCGGTGCGACATGACTGGCTGGTATATAGATATTCAAAAGTTGATGCGAACGTTGATTACGTTGGGGTCCTAACGGATGATACATTGCTACTGGTATACAAAAAGTATTTCAATTTTTTTTGAAAGTCATATTGGATTTTGTTAACTAAATTTTGCACGCATTTTTTTTTCAAATGCTTTTTTTAGTGTCCAAAATTTTTAGCATTTCAAAAAAAATTGAAACCGTTTTTTTCCTACTTCAAGTTGCAAAAGTCCGTTTCATCAATTTCAAAATTCAAAATTTCAAATCTCAAATATGACCCTCGTGAAGAAGACGGTTAGGTTTGCCACTCCGCTTTTTACTACTCGTAAGTACCATGTAGATAGCCCAGTCGTTATAGAGAAGCTTATCTTGGACAAGCCTTTGTTAGATGCGCCTTCGTTAGACAAACCAAGTGGCCCACTCTACGACAAGTTTGTGGGGTTCTTGGACAGGTCCAAGATTGACTACAAGAAGCATCAGTACGAAGGCGTTGATTGGTGCGTCAAGAACGAGACAGAGGGCGCGCTTGGCCTGAAGGCTCGTGGCGGTTTCATTGCTGATGAGATGGGTCTCGGCAAAACCATCATGATGATCGCTGTTATGGCCATCAATTTTCAGCCAAAGACTCTCATCGTTGTGCCTCCCGTTTTGCTCAGGCAGTGGGCGGGCGAGATCTTCAGGACCACTGGACACCAACCGCTGATCTATCACGGCAAGTCTAAGAAGGACTGCAAAGATGAAGAGCTGTTGAAAGCGCCCATCGTTCTGGCCACGTACCACTCCGTTGCTATTTCTAAGAAGGCGCCGAAGCTTTCGCCATTGCACTTGATCTCGTGGTCTCGCGTCATCTTTGACGAGGCCCACCATTTGCGCAACCGCAATACCACGCGATTTATCGGCTGCAAAGCCATTAAGGCTCCCATCCGTTGGCTCGTTTCTGGCACGCCTGTGCAAAACAGGAAACAAGACTTTTACAGTTTGTGCAACGCAGCTGGTTTACCTCCATCGTTTTACACAGAGGACGAGAACCTTCAGCTAATCGTGAAACACTTTGTGTTGAAGAGAACAAAGAAGCAAGCTGGCATTGGGCTACCCGAGCCGATCGTGGACGAGGTCTGCGTGAAGTGGCAGACGGGGAACGAATGCAAGCTCTCGCAAGAGATTCACTCTGCCCTTAAATTCAGTGGTGTAGTTCCATTGAAGGAAGAAGATAGCGCCTTGGCTGTGGAGCTCAAGAAGATCGGCGTTTTACAGCTTATTCTCCGTGCTCGCCAAAGCTGCATTTTACCGCGCTTGATGAAGGGACCAATTGACACGCTCATTAACCAAGGGTACATTGAGGCGCTTGATCAGTACGCTAACGCTGGCGACTATAGTTCCAAGCTGGACGAGGTCACGCGCGTTCTTCTGGAGAGAAAGGACAACGGTAATGGAAAGCTTGTATTCTGCCATTTTCGCGAGGAGATTGATGAGATCGCTAGACGGCTTCGGGCTGGGGGTGTTACGAAGGTGGTTACGTTTGATGGACGCAACACTGGGGTGTCTCGCATGAAGGCTTTGGAGGAACCTTGTGATGCGCTGATCATGCAGATCCAAACGGGGTGCGAGGGCCTCAATTTGCAGGCTAATTACAGCGAAATCTACTTTGTTAGCCCGCACTGGAACCCCGCCATTGAGGACCAGGCAATCGCTCGCTGCTATCGCATTGGTCAAAAGAAACAGGTCTACGTCTTTCGCTTCATCATGGATGGGTTTGGCAGCATGAAGGTTCCTCCCGAAAAAGAAGAAGATGGTTTTAAGAAAGACGTTTGGAGAGAGACGATCGCCTTGGACGGGTATGTGTCTTTGGTGCAGGACTTGAAGCGCGAGCTGCAGGAGGAGGTTATGGGTAAGTTACCAGTTGCGAAAGCTGTTGTGATTCCTATGGCGGTTGCTATCCCCGTCCAATGAAAAGTATTTCAATTTTTAAAAAAACTCTAACCGTTACACATACAAAATTATAAAAAACAAAAAACAAAAAAGGAGAAATCCTTTTTTTCCGTTGATGCAAAGTTAAAAACGTTAGTTATCAATGATGATATGGCTATACAAAAAAAATTGAAATACTTTTTTCATAGCCTGTAGGCAGCACTCTCTATTGAGATACACGAAGTTCTAAGCTTTTGATTTGATTTGATTTGTTATTAGAAGATGTCGCGCCGTAGACAAGTGAACCAGATGACCCTCATTGAGTTGATCTCGCCCGAGGCCTTTACTCCCCGCGGAACTGGAGATGTGCCCGTTGACTCTAGCAGTACCTATCGCATATCTGATGAACAGCGATTTCCTTCTTGGGCACTGTACAAGAAGCAACGCCTCGTTGAGTCTGTCTTGAAGGACTACCCGATCCACGCCTTCATCATGACTCGCCACAACCCTTCTGGCGACGAGGAGTTCTACTATGTTCAGGACGGCCAGACTCGCATGACCGCTCTCCAAGAGTATTTGCTTGATGGGTTTGCTTGCGAACCTGGAACGATTGGTGATGGGCGCAAGTTTAGCGAGCTGCCAAAGAAGCTGCAGACTGCGTTTGAGACCTACCAAGCGACGGTTGAGATCTTCAAGAGCACTGCTGGTTCAACAGATGAAATGGCCGACATCTTTGACCGTTTGAACAGTGGAAAGCCATTGAGTGACAACGACAAGTTTCACTCCCGCATGACCATCTCTCCTGTGATGAAATTCGTGGTTGAGGTCAAGGGCCACCCCGAGTTGCGCGATGACTTTTCCAAGTTCGTTGGAACTGTTGGGACTGGAAAGACCAGGAAGCTTCTTGGTGACATTACGGGCGTTATTTTGGCGGTGGCTACTCGCCACGGCGATCAAGGCGGGCGCGCATGCATCAACACGTCTTACGAGCAGAACCACAAGTACTTGGGACGCGTGTTTAGTGCCGAACAGAAGGCCGATGTGATTTCGTTCTTCAAGGCGTACTTTGTGCGCTTGCATGCGACGTTTGACACCACTGCATTGAAGCCCCAGAAGCGCTACGGTAAGCTCAGTGGTGCACTCGGCCTTTCGGCTTGCGCATGGGTTACGACTGGAGCCATTCCAGAGGCGATTTCGTGGTACGTTGGAAAGCTGTTCTATATCCGCGATTACATGCCTGATGCTTTCAGGAGCTTGACTCAGGCGGACATTCGCAACTGCCAGGGCGCGGCTATTAAGAACCGTTTGGATGCGATTGAGAAGCAGTGGCGAGTTGATCAGGGACTGGAGGTCTTGGATTTGGAGGTGGGAGCATTGGTCGGGTCTGTTCATTCTACCTCTGGCTCTGAGGATGAGGATGAGGATGAGGAGGAGGATTGAGCCAAAAATCAAGAAAAAGTAGATAGATAGAATTGTAATTTTAACCGTAACTTAAATAAACCCTTTTTTACTTTTTTGTTTTAAAATTGAAACTGGTTTACCTTTGTATTTGATAAGCACAAAAGTAAACGAAACGACACGATTAACGATGGGAAAAGGCTGTGAAATGGATGTTGGGTATGCTATTCAAGTTGATGACGATTGGCAGATTGATCGCCAATTCTCTAACGATGAAGTCATGAATCCTCACGCGTATGATTTCGTGGATCCTAAGTTGTATACTTTCAAAGGGATTAATAGCGAGCTGAATGCTTTGAACGTTGTTGGGGTTTGCGGGCGCACGCTGCAGGTGATGTTTGGTGGATATTGGCCGTTCGTTATGACTACGTTTGTTTGTGGGATTACAGTGCTTATTGTTCTGCAGATGCGGTTTGCTCTAACGGTGGTTGGGGTGTTGTAGTGAGTGATCCTTTGTACATGGTTATTTTTTCTTATTGCTTTTGCGCGACCTTTTGCGCACGCTTTTTGTGCACGCTTTTGTGCACGCTTTTTGTGCGCGCTTTTGTGCACGCTTTTTGCGAGGCGTTATTTGGCGCTGTACTCTACGAAGTAGAACGCTATACCAGGCAATCTCCCGTTTGCACGCCTTCTCTCTTCCCCTTTCTCTCTTCTCCAATTTAAGCCAAGGGAAGAAATAGTATTCCATCTCCAATATAGCCCCCCAAGAAATGAGTGACAAAACGCAGAAATGAGTGACAAAACGAACACCCTATTAACGGCTATATTAACGGCTATATCTGCCCCTAACGCCCCCTCAACGGATCTATCAGTCCAACCCTACAATAGTTCCGTTGGATACCCTAATATGCCGCAAATAGGGGATCCAAGAAATGAGTGACAAAACGCAGAAATGAGTGACAATTTGAACCCCTATGTTTTACCCCCCGAACTTCAACTTCAACTTCAACTTCAACTTCAACTTCAACTTCAACTTCAACTTCAACTTGGTAGCTACCTCGCACCAAGACCCACCTCAAAGAAAATTGAAATGCTTTCCCGCACACCAACCACCAGCATATAAGTAACGGATACTAGTCTTGAAATGGACTTTGAACTTTGCAAGTGCGTCACTAATGAGAAGCAGGAGTTGGGGACCAGACTGAAAGACATCTGGGATGAGGTCGTTGAGCTGCTTGAAGTCAAGACATGGGACGAGTTCCTGGATGAATGGAGTGACGTGGTCTTCGGGTTAGGTCGTCTCATCGGCTGGCTCTATGGGGTCAACTA